TTGTGTTTATACAACAGGGCACATCAAAACTACCTGTAACATTAGAGGACGCAAGCTCCTTTGACCTACCTTACATTGTGTGGTGGTTTGCTGCGTATGGAGAGCTAGGCGCAGGTATTGGATTATTATTTGGTGGACTACTAGTCAACTGGATTTTTGATACTCTTACACGCTTCAGTGGTATCGTAATGTGTTGTATAATGACAGGTGTAATATGGATAGGTGAGCCTAGCAGTCTAACTGATGTAATACTGTACGATAATTTACACGTACTACTGTGGGTTGGTGGTTTGTTCTTTGCGCTGAGAGGTAACAGGGTATGAGTGAGCAATACTGTACAACAAAAGGATTAGGATGGGCGTTCCTAGTGTGTATTATTTTTATACTAGGTGTGCCTGTAGGTATGTGGTTGGCATTAGAAGGTGCATCATGGTATAAAATATTTAGCATGATGAACCCCATGTTCTAGGATATAACTATGAGAAGATATAGAGAAATAGAATGTCCAATATGCAAAGAATACTTTAATGCAACTAACCACGTATCGTGCCCAAAAGAATCTTGTAAGTCAACGCAAGATGGTTGGGAAGAAGAAACAGCTACACAAATACAACAGACAAGTAGGGGGTTTAACAGATGACGCCAAGAGAAGCCGCACAAAAGGAAGCAGAAACAACCTTTGATAATTTTATTATATGGACAAAGAAAGCCCTATGGTGGATCGCAGCTTGTTTTATATTACTAGCCATGTGTAACTTTGGGGTTGAGGACGGTAAAGATAAGACAGGATCACAGTATAATGGTGACGTGTATGCGCCTATGAACATAGGAGATAAATAATGTACACAGTAGAATTTGAAAAGGATGCCTCAGTAATTACATCACTAGATGAAACGAACAGGTTTGAGGATGTCGAGATGGTAATCAGTGACGATGACACTGTTTATTTAAGACAATATGAGAACAGCTTGAACGAACACCAGATTATTTATATATCATATCAACAATTACTAGACCTTGTTTCCTCTCTAAATAGTACAGAGGGAGCGTTCTATACAAAACTAAGAGGGGGTACTCTACATGACACATAAGGATATATTTGACGAGATAAGATTGAACACGTTTGTTAAACGATTAGGACTGAGTATTGATGAAGCAGAACATGCATTAAGTTTGTATGCACATAATAAAAAGTTTGACAAAGAGCTAGATTCACATTATAACGTAGATAACGATGTAATAGATGAGGACTGGGATACATGGGAAATCCCAAGTATTTATAAGGATAAATAATGAAACTGACACTCGACATAGAAAACACTGTGACCAAACGAAATGACAAGCTACACCTTGATCCTTTCGAGCCAGACAATACATTGGTTATGGTGGGTATGCTAGATGATCGTGGAAACGAATACTGTGTAACATTTGATCACTCAGAGCATCAACCTACCACAGAAGGGCGGTACATTGTCCAGAAGAACTTGGACGATACTGCCCTTCTCATTATGCACAACGCATCACACGACTTGATGTGGTTATGGGAGTCAGGGTTCACTTACGATGGTGCAATCTTTGACACCATGTTAGGCGAGTATATACTACAGCGTGGACAGAAAGAACCACTGTCTCTTGAGGCTTGTGCTGAGAGGTATGACCTTGACACAAAGAAACAGGACAGCCTCAAGGAGTGGCTCAAAGCAGGTAAGTCTGTTCGTGACATGGATCACACTGTGTTATCTGACTACCTGTCTGCTGACCTACATGCTACGCAACAATTGTACAATCGTTTGCGGAAACAGTACGAGGAGTGTAGCTCACTGGAAGGAACAATTAAGTTGACCAATCAACTGGCGGTACACCTTGCACGTATATACCAACGTGGGTTTGCCGTTGACTTGGACGCTCTGGAAGAGGTGCGTAAAGAGTTTGAACAGGAGCGTGACACATTGACACGTGAACTAGAAGAACATGTACGTGAACTGATGGGTGATAGACCTATCAACCTCAATAGTCCAGAGCAATTATCTTGGGTTATATATAGTAAAAAACCTGATGATAAAAAAGTGTGGGCAAATTTATTTGACCAATATATGCCTGATGCATTGTATCGTTCAATGGTACACAATAACTCAACTAAGTTATATAAGCAAAAGGCAAAGCAATGCCAGTCCTGTAGTGGTACTGGTTATACATATAAAACTAGAAAGGACGGTACACGATATGCTAAACCCAACAAATGTATTTCTTGTGGTGCTACTGGCTATATCTTTGTGGACATCACTAGCTCAGTTGCAGGGTTAAAATTTAATGCCCCAACTGCAAAATGGATTTCAGCTAATGGTTTCGCCACAAGCAAGGACAGACTTGTATACCTTGAAGGTGTGGCTAGACAACGTGATATGCAAGACGCAGTGCAATTCTTACAGCGAGTGCGTAGGTTGTCTGCTGTTGACACATATCTCTCAAGCTTTGTGGAAGGTATCCACAATTATGTAAAACAAGATGGTAAGCTGCACGTCAGCTTGCTGCAACACAGGACAGCTACTGGCAGATTGTCGGGGGCTAATCCTAACATGCAGAACATGCCTCGTGGGGGTACGTTTCCAGTCAAGAGAGTGTTCAAGTCACGGTGGGATGGCGGCAAGATAATGGAAGCTGACTTTGCTCAGTTAGAGTTTCGTGTTGCTGCTTTTCTATCTCAGGACAAGACAGCTATTGACGAGGTGACAACTGGCTTTGACGTACACAGTTATACCGCAAAGGTTATATCTGATGCAGGTCAAAACATTTCTAGACAGGATGCGAAGTCTCATACATTTGCTCCCCTGTATGGTGCTAGTGGCTTTGGACGTACCCCTGCAGAAGCTGCATACTATGAACAGTTTACCAAAAAGTATTCTGGCATAGCTAGGTGGCACAAAGAATTGGCACGTGAAGCATTGGGTACAGGTAAGATAACGACACCATCAGGACGTGAGTTCTCATTTCCAGATGTGGTACGTAGATCTAATGGCAGTGTGACATATTTCACACAGATTAAAAACTTCCCTGTACAATCCTTTGCTACTGCCGACATCGTACCTATATCACTGATATACATTGATCAGTTATTAGGTATCAATCAAATGCAATCATGCATAGTCAATACAGTACACGATTCAATCGTGATTGATGTGCATCCAAACGAGAAGGAGAAAGTACTAAGAGTAATAAAAGCTGCCAATGAATCACTGATTACTATAGTAAATCGTAAGTGGAATATAGACTTCAACTTACCATTATTATTAGAAGCAAAAATAGGTGATAATTGGCTTGACACAGTAGACGTGTCGTGATATAACTAAGATTCGTTTTAACAGAAAAGGAGAATACATGAACCAAGTATCAACAATAAACACAGGAAACTTTAACGCAATGGCAGAAGCAATGGGGATGTCTGTTGACACCCAACAAAAGTCTCAGGCAAGTACGCTTGCTAGACTACGCATCAACCATTCACCTATCATGGGTGAGGAAACCATCAATGGTAAGAAGGTTAAAGTGGAAGCTGTGTCTGGCGGTACATATAAGTTGGAGATACCAGATGGTGCAACTTACTATGCTACCTCTGCTACAATACGTCCATACCTACAACGCTTTATGTATAAGCGATTTGTAAAAGGTAGTGACACTACACCTAATCGTTACATCAAAACCTTGATGGCTAATGATTTAAACAGTGACATGAAGGATAATGACGGTGGCTTCAACTGTGGTAAACCTGCAGGTTATATTGAAGACTTCAAAGCATTGCCTGAGAAGACACAAGATTTGATTCGTCAGATTAAACGTGTTCGTGTCTTGTTTGGCACAGTGCAACTACATAATATTGTAGATGACCAAGGTAAGTCTGTGGAACTATCACCACAAGCATTTATCTACGAGATTGAGAACCGTGATGCATTTAAGATTGCAGGCACGATCTTCAACAAGCTAGGTAAAATGCGTAGGCTACCTGTGCAGCATAACATAGAGGCAACCACAGAGGAACGATCATTACCAAATGGTAACGTGTTCTATCTGCCTACACTAACACTTGACTTAGGTGAAACACTTGAGGTGGGTGACGGTGAGCAAGAAACCTTTGCTAATTTTATGGCGTGGATTGAGAACTACAATGAGTACATCAAGAACGCATGGAATGAAAATGCCTACAAGAATGATGATACCGATACTGATACGGTAGAGGAGTTCGTAGACATTGATGCAGAGGACTTTGCATAATGCACCATCCTGCTGAACTAGCAATACATCAGTACCTTGAGAACGCTGCCAACGGTAAGTCTACTATGTCGGATGAAACAATCGACACGGTAGCACGTGAGGTAGCAGAGGCACTGAAGCGTCAGTTCGGTAGCGGTAATAAACGTGGTGAGTTCAGGTTAAGGATGTCCAACATTGGGCGTCCTACTTGCCAACTCTGGTTTGAAAAAAACAAACCTGAAACGGCATTACCAAAGCCGACTACATTTGTAATGAACATGATGTTAGGAGATATAGTTGAAGCTGTTTTTAAGGGTGTTCTTAAAGAGTCTAATGTGGCTTTTGAAGACACTGATAAAGTTAGCCTTCCAGTGGGAGATAGTAATGATACTCACGTTTCTGGTAGTTATGATCTTATTGTAGATGGTGCAGTTGATGACGTTAAGTCAGCGTCAGACTGGTCTTACCGTAATAAGTTTGAGTCATATGACACGTTAGCTAGAGGAGATTCGTTTGGATATGTCGGGCAGTTGGCAGGGTATGCCAAAGCTGCAGGTAAAAAAGCAGGTGGTTGGTGGGTAGTCAACAAAGCCAACGGTGGTATCAAGTACGTACCTGCTGATAACCTAGACATGGAAGTGGAGTTGGACAAGATCAAACAGACTGTGGAGACAGTCAATAAGAACGAGTTCAAACGATGCTTCAAGCCTGTACCTGAGTTCTTTAGGGGTAAACCTACAGGCAATATGGTACTTAATGATGGTTGCAAGTTCTGTGACTATCGACATGAGTGTTGGCCTAACATGGTAGAAGAGCCATCACGAATGTCAAAAGCAAAAGACCCTAAGATAGTGGCATACATACAGGAGTAAACATGATAGGTGATTCAGAAATTCAAGAGTTGCATGATAACATCAAGGAGATGGAACAGGAACTCTCTGAAAAAAAGAAAGCTTTGCGAGAGGCTAAGTACGCAGGATTACGTACAGCAATGCAAGCTCGTAAAGAAGCTGATGAAGCAGTTCGTCAGGAGCTAAAGGAACTAGGACTAGCGCCAACATCCTTTGGCGCACCATTACAATGGCACTGGAAGTTCTAGTGGATGGTAAACGCTTTAAACATGCGTTGAAGCAGGGGTATAGGAGTGGACTTGAAATAAAAGTCAAGGACTATCTGAGAGAACGTAAGGTACGTTTTAAGTACGAGTCTTTCAAGATAGAATGGGAAGACTTAATGTACCGCACCTATACTCCTGACTTTATACTGCACAATGGACTAATAATAGAAACTAAAGGACGGTTTACATCAGACGATAGACGTAAGCATATTGCTATAAAAAAACAACACCCTGAACTTGACATACGTTTTGTGTTCGAGAACAGCAAACGCAAGTTGAGCAAGGGTGCTAAGAATACATATGCTACATGGTGTGAACGTAATATGTTCTTATATGCAGACAGGGTTATTCCAGAAGAATGGTTGAGTGAAAAAGGTAAAGATAATCACCCAGACTTAGTAGAGTTTCCTTATGAAAAAATAAAAAGGAGATGACATGGGAGAGAACCATACCTTTATTGACTTTGATCCAAATGATTTCATCATACGAATTACTCCTGTAATGGAGAATGGTGAGTGGATTGGTGAGATTAATGTAGGTCAAGTAACTACTGGAGAAAATAATTTACCAGATACAGATTATGCACACCTTAGTATGTTGACAGACATGTTAATATGTGCTATTCCTTTAATAGAAAAAGACGATGTACTTAGAAAAGAACTTTTTAAGTTAGTAGAAGAACAATTTGAAAATGATAAACCTAAAGTAATAAAGCGTGACGGTAACGTTTTAAAGGTAAACTTTTAAAGAGGAGAACAAGAATGGCAGATACAATAGATACACTAACACTTGGAGAAACAACAATCACACTGGATGATCCAGTAAATAAACCTACGCATTACAACCACGCAGGTATTGAATGTATAGACGCCATTCGTGCTGCATTAACTCCAGAAGAATTTAAAGGTTACATAAAGGGTAACAATATAAAATATATTTGGCGTGAAGATTATAAGAACGGTGAGCAAGATTTAAGAAAAGCAAATTGGTATATGAATTATTATCTGGACAAGTTAGATGATAGTTAAAGTATTTCTTACACTAGCTATTGATGAAGAAGAATACCCTATTCCTGTGGACGGTTTCATTGATCCAGAAATAGAGGACACACTACACGAATACATCCATGATATAGATGGTATAAAGATTAAACATATTAAAATAATTACGCAGGAGTAGACATGAACAATTATTTACCCACAGACTATCAAGCATTTATACATACCTCTCGTTATGCTAGGTGGTTAGAGAAAGAACAAAGACGAGAGAGTTGGAGTGAAACAGTAGAACGTTATATGGATAATGTTGTACGTAAGGTTGCAGGTGACGATAGTTATATAAATCAATTACGTGATGCTATACTTAGCCTAGACGTAATGCCTAGCATGAGAGCTATGATGACAGCAGGAGCAGCAGCAGACCGTGATAACATCTGCATGTACAACTGTTCATATCTTCACGTAGATCATCCCCACGCCTTTGATGAAGCAATGTTCATCCTCTTGTGTGGCACTGGTGTTGGGTTCAGCGTAGAGCGTCAGTTCATTAGCAAGCTTCCCGAAGTACCTGAACTGTTCAATAGTGATACTACCATTGTGGTAAAGGACAGCAAGGAAGGGTGGGCTAAGTCTTATCGTCAACTCTTGGCTCTTCTATGGGCAGGTGAAATTCCACAATGGGATGTAAGTAGGGTCAGACCTGCAGGTTCTAGGCTAAAGACATTCGGTGGTAGAGCTAGTGGACCTGCACCTTTGGTTGATCTGTTTAACTTTACGGTATCAACATTTAAAAATGCACAGGGCAGACAGCTTAGTTCATTAGAATGTCACGACATCATGTGTTTCATAGGACAGATAGTTGTTGTAGGTGGTGTCAGACGTAGTGCTATGATCTCTCTGAGCAACCTGAGTGATGATCGTATGCGTCATGCTAAGTCAGGTCAATGGTGGAATGAGGCAGCACATAGGGCGTTAGCTAATAACAGTGTGTCGTATACAGAAAAGCCAGATTCAGAAACGTTTATGCGTGAGTGGCTGGCATTGGTAGAAAGTAAATCAGGTGAGAGGGGTATATTTAATCGTGAAGCATCTAAGAAACAAGCTGCAAAGTATGGAAGACGTGATCCTGACCATGAGTTCGGCACTAATCCTTGTTCTGAAATTATATTACGATCAGGTCAAGTCTGCAATCTTACGGAAGTTGTGGTACGAGCCACAGATACGATGGAAGACTTGGAAAGAAAAGTCAGATGTGCCACAATACTTGGGACGATCCAAAGCACGTACACGAAATTTCCATATCTGCGAAAAGTGTGGCAGCGAAATACAGAAGAAGAGCGTCTGCTTGGTGTGTCACTCACAGGGGTAATGGACAACCCATTGATGACCACAAAGAACAAAGGACTGGAGAAGACCCTTGAACATTTACGTGAGGTTGCAGTTAACACTAATGCTATGTGGGCTGACCGTCTTGGTATTAATCATAGCACAGCAATATCGTGCAACAAACCATCAGGCACTGTATCACAACTCGTGGACTCAGCCAGTGGGATACATGCACGTCATAACGAGTATTACATTAGAACCGTTAGAGGAGATAATAATGATCCCCTTACAGCCATGATGAAAGATCAAGGCATACCTGCTGAACCATGTGTGTTTAATCCTGACACTACTACAGTGTTTAGCTTTCCAATGAAAGCACCGCACAAAGCTGTTACTCGTAATGACATGACAGCAGTTGAGCAGCTAGAGACATGGTTGATGTATCAACGGCATTGGTGTGAGCATAAACCTAGCGTGACCTGCACTGTACGTGACGATGAATGGCTAGAGGTAGGTGCATTTGTGTACAAACATTTTGATGAGATGTCAGGTGTGTCATTTCTACCACACTCTGATCATACTTATCAGCAAGCACCATATCAGGATTGTACTAAGGAAGAATATCAGGCATTACTAAAGCAGATGCCAAAGGCTATTGATTGGTCTGTATTATCTGACTATGAAAAAGAGGACGGTACTAGTTCGAGCCAAACGTTTGCTTGCACTGGTGATGTCTGTGAAGTTGTGGACATTGGAGCATAAAGGAGAAGCGTATGTTAGAACCAATTAAAGGATCGTATTATAGAAAGTTTCAACCTCAGTCTTATAATGAGAATGACAGTAAGGCTAAGATAACAATAACAAACTATCTAGAGAGTATTGGACACACCATTATTGATATGAAAGAGGACTACTCTTTTGATATAAAAAGCAAGAAGAATGGGTGTATGTATTACAGTGAGGTCGAGATGAAGAACCAATGGACAGGTGATTGGAATCCTAATTGGACAGAGATACGTATTCCTTATCGTAAGCACAGATTAATTAATAAATATAAACAGATGCAGGATGACGAAACCTTTTGTAACTTTTATATCATACGCAGAGACTGTGAGAAAGCTTGGAGAATAAAGGACTACCAACTTACCAAGGAGTGTACAAAAGAGATATGGCTGTCTAATGCAAGACGTTACGAATATTTCTTTCACATACCATATAAAGAAGCCGAACTAATAAATTTAGCATAAGGAGATTGCATATGAAATTTTTATCTCGAAAACAACGTGGTCTTGGTAAATATGACGCACCATTAAAATACCAACACGAAAAAGGTTATCACGATTTTAAACATGGGCGAGTGTTTAATCCATTCCATAAAGATACTATGCAACATAGGGAATGGTCACGTGGGTTTAATAAAGCCTACTTTGAGCAATTAAAAAAGGTAAAGCAGTATGAATATAAAGCAAGAAGCAGAGCAGTTTCTGAAGGACAAGTACGACATGGTTGATTTTAATTCATATCAAAGATCAGCATCTAGTACAGCAATTTATCCTGATCAACATAAGATTATCTATCCTGCGTTGGGTATGGCAGGTGAGGCAGGTGAGGTAGCCAACAAGGTAAAGAAACTTATTCGTGATGGACTAGACAATAGACCTGACACATGGCGAGAGGACATAGCCAGTGAGATAGGAGATGTACTGTGGTACTGCGCTGCACTGGCTGACGATCTTAACTTAACGTTGGGTATGATAGCCGCACAGAACTTAAACAAATTACAGAAGCGTAAAGCCAAGGGAACAATAGGTGGGAGTGGAGACATTAGATAAAAAAAGAGGGGGCTGTTTGCCCCCTTTGTTTTGTTATAATCTCTCTTGAAGAAATGTAGCTATCTGAGTTAGTGTTTCTAAAACCATCGTAGATTTTTCTTCATCTTCTCCTGTTATCTCTGGGTACTCCCCAAACCTAGCCTCATATTCTTGCACTGCCAGTTTTTGAAAATTAGACTTTAGTTTACGGAACTCCATGACAGCCATTACATAAGGGGTTGTCTGAGAATAACCAGTATCTTTTAACAAAGCTTTTACTTCTTTGACTTGTCCTTCTACAAATGCCCTTACATAATTATTTGTAAATTTATCTTCAGATATTTTTCTTCTATATAAGTCTGGGTTTTCCATAGGAGTTCCGTCTGGAAGCAAACCATTTTTATAACCTTCTCTTATACTTTCCTCAAACACTTTGGCAGCTTCTGTTATCATAGGAAGTTGTTCTAATAAAATAGAGTTCTCAAAATTTTCTATAGATGGTACTTTACTTTTACTAGCCAAGTCATAGCTATCAAAACCCATTGCCTTTAGATACTCTGCATACTCAGCGTCAGCAGTTCTTTGACCTAAACCAAATAGTAATCTCTGCATGGGTCTTACACGTCTGGACTCAGGATCAAATATATCTACCCTGCTAGGTACGTCAGACTCCTCTTCAGGTGTTACGTTTATACCTCTGTTACCTAACGCATACTTCTTTGTGGTTTTTAAAAACGTTTCAAACCCACCAAGGCTAGGGTCAGGTCTATGATCTAGGTAGTCTAAAGAACGAGAACCATATGCTCTCTGTGCCTCTATAGCCTGTCCAAATGGAATCATCCATGTACCAAGATATTCTCCTAATGCTCTACCTAATGCTCTACCTAGATTTTCTCCTGCCATAATATCAGAGCCACCATCTATTATAGCTGCAACCTCATCTAGAATAACATGACCTGAACCTCTTCTAAAGTTTGACCCAGTAAAGGTTTCTATAAACTCACGTGCATCAAAGAAATCACTGAACGTTCCTTTTTCTATTTGTCTTGTAGCCTCTCCCAAGTACATATATTGTGACAGAGGAAACTGAGGTTTAATATCTAGCACTACCCTCGTACCATCTTCTTCCGTTCCTGTGTACACCTCATTAAAACTATCAGGTACATCTCCTGCAAATCCTGACCTGTATTGATATGCTGCACCTACGGTAGCCATAGACATGAGAGCATCAGACATTGCTTGCTGTAGTGACTCTGGATCTTCTTCATCCTCTGTTAATGCACTGAGTGCAGCTAACCCTGTACCACCACCGCCTAATACTCCTACAATATTACGACTAATTCTTTGTCTGTCTTTTGTTGTAAGTGGACCTCTATACTTTTGATCTACTAAACCCATTACCTTTCTGGTAATTACTGGTATACTACCACCTGCATATTGACCCATGAGTTCCATAGAGTTAAACATAAATCTAGGAAACGGTATGGCTACAGTTAAACCATTACGTGTTATAAAACTAGATATGTTTCTAAACAGAGGAACGTCTGGTGTCTTTGCATAGGTAACATCTAACGACTTTGTTACTGACTCATCAATTAAATCAATAAAACTTCTAGCGTTTTCAGGCTTTACATCAGAAGCATCATTCATTAATGATCTTAATTTACCCTGTTGTAAAGCGTCAAATAAATCCATGTCGTACTCACGTCTTACTAGTCTCTCTAATTCACCTAAAAATGTAGCACGTCTTACTAAAAATTCTTGCCAACGGTTAGGCATATTTAATGCTTGTACAACGTCTTCAGTTCCACTTAGTATTTTATCTATTACAGTACCGCTTCCTCTACCTTGAGCCATTTGAATTTCGTTAAGGTTGTCAAACATCCTGCTAAATTGTGTGTCAAACTCTGGTCTATCTAGTATTAAATCTACAAACCCTGCAACTTCATCTGGTCTACCATTAAACATATATTTGTGTACATTAAAACTATCTTTCCAGTTTTGTGGGCTTATCAAAGATAGAGCACCTGCACCATAGCCTTTGTTGGATACGTTCCATAGTGCAGTGTCAAAAACATTTGCTAAAGATTCCAAAGGACTACGGACAACAGCAGACTCTAAGTTACGTGCAGCAGTAGCAAGTTGTGATACAAGTAACCCTCTTCTTATACCTTCTAGTCTTACAACAAACTTACGAAAGTCTCCTTGTGCCTCTGCCATTGCCTTTACTATAGCGTCATCTTTTTCAGACATAGGGCGTACACGTTTAATACGTGACAGTCTCTCTAGAACTCTACCTGCGTCAGACCCAGACCCAACTACAGACAATACGTAATCCTCAAATGATAGACCATACTTATCTAAATCGTCTATTAAATCTTGACCGTCAAGCTCAATGTCTTTTGAAACTGTTAGCCTAAATAAATTGTCTATGACTGTATCTGACTCATCCCAGTCGTTTTTAAATTTTCTTTTGTAGTCACTTGCTATGGCTACTATACCATCCAACTTTTCTGGTTTTAATATAGGTATGGTTATTTCGTCACCACCAACCGCAAGCTCTGCAAACTCACTCATTTTAATATCTGCTGAACCAGTGGCTATCTGTCTTCTACTTGTTCTCTCAGCGTCAGCAATTCGTTGTGTAGTTTGTTTACCCACCTCTCTTGCTTTCTTTGTGTCTAACACAAGCACACCATCAACTACTTTTGATATACTTACCTCTTCACCTGCCCTGTCACTTAGCTTCTTTTCAGTTTGCAGTATCATGTCTTCCATCATGTCAGCATTTTCTGCTGCTACTTGTGCCGCTAAGTTTTGTTTGTCTGCTGTAGCTTCACGTGTTGCCATCTCTGCACGTTCAGGACTCATACGCTCTGCACGTTTTAATTGTTTCTGTTCTTTCTTATATGTTTTAGCAAGTCCTGCTGCTGCACGTTTTGGTGCTAATGAATATGCAACATTTATAGCTGACGTAACCCTACCCAATGCAGGTATCGTTTCACTAAACTCAAAAAACGCACCCATATTACCTGCTATTCTATCTGCTAACTCTTCTTCATTCCTAGCAGAACCAAGCCTACCACTCATAGCTTTATTTATACCCTTATAAAGAAACCTTCCGAACATAGGTATATAACCTTCACCCTGATCATTTAAAATTGTAAGACCTTCTTCAATACCATCTACTGTACCACTAGTTATATAAGACATGGCCCTACCTACACCTAGTAACTTACGGAAGTTGTCTGCGTCACCATCTATTTTGTTTGCTATCCATATATCTAATGCACCGTATGCTTGATATCCACTATTAAAATCTTTACGCATTTGTGCGGCTGCATCTGCTCCTGCCTGTGCCATATTTTTATCGTCCTCTATGGCGGCTTGTGCTTTTGTCATGTCATATTTTTTTTCAAACTCTTCATCTGACATATTCTCTATATCATTAGTAGTCTGATAAATTTGATCAAACAAATTCTCTGACTTTTCAACACGTGTTATATCCTCTTCTGCACTAGGTAATAACGCTTGTTCTGTCTGTTTTTTAAGATCATCTTGAGCCACTCTCTCTTCTATCGGAACAAGTTGCATGGCTAAAGCCTCATCATCTGTGGCATCTTTAGGGATAACTATAGGTTCTAAAATTCTTTTTTCAGTAGGTTGATCTTGAATAACTGGATTAGGATTTACAGACTCAACTTCTTTTGACCGTATTAAATTCAATAAACTATTCTGTTCTACTTTAGGTTTTGGTTTTTCAATGTCAATAAGGGGAACAGATGCCTCTGAACCCCTTTCTTTTGATTGAATTAATTCTAAGATACTTTGCTGATCTGCCATATTAGTTTATACCTACAATTATGTCATTACCTTCTATACCTGTATACACAAATATCTGTAGTTGCCCATTATCATCTGTATACTGAACCACATCTCCTGCTTTGTACTCTCCCTTTTCTATGTTTGCACTAAACTCAGTTGCACTGGATGCTACCTTAACAGATGTTTGCGTTTGTGGATTTTTAGCATAGGAGTTAGATTGGTTTAATGCATACTGCCTTAATTCTTCCATAGCTTCTTGTCGCTTGTACGCAATTTTATCTGTCATCAAAGCGTCATTTAAATTTCCATATGTACCTTGTAGCTCATTTACTGTTTGCAGTAAAGCAACACCGTACCTACCCTCGTCACCTGACATTCTTTTTTCAAGACCAGTTTTAAAATCTACCTGTATTTTTAGTTTACTCATTTTCCTACGCTGCACAGAGTTTACCACAGGCTCAATTGTATTTACATCAAAAGAAGGTGTAACTGTACCGTCCTTTTTTAACTCTGCCTGTTTTAATTCAGATAGGTCTTTTAAATACTGTTGTCTTTTCTCTTCTAAAGCTGCCCATTCTTTTGAAGACGGATCAAGATCTCCTTGTTCTTGACTTATTCTAGATATTGCTGCCCCATAAGAACCGTCAACCTTTTTTGGTTTTTCATAAAGGTCAGCTACCATATCAGGATCAAAACCTGCAACACCAGTAGATATCTTTTTAGTTGTGCCTGTTATACCTGTTATCTCAGTCTCTAAAGCGTCCATGTTTTCTGGTGAATTATCCGCAAGTTTGTAGTAGGTATTAATATCACCACCAACCTCACTAACTTTTTCAGCTACAGCTAACGATCTTTCAACGGCATAATCGCCTTGCATTGCTATTTGTGCAGCACGTTGATCATCAAATCCTATAAATTTTAATGACTTTATTTTATTTTGTAAATCTAAGTCTTTTAGTTTTCTTTCTTTTTCTATTTCTTTACTACTAAGTATGTCTTGTTTTTCTTTAAACAAACCTAGCTGTTGATCATACGCTTCATCTGCCTCAATGTCAGATACTATCTGACGTGACATACCACCAATAAATGCACCAAGATTAAAACCCATTATACTGTTCTCCTAGACATCAACCCACCCATAGGTTCTTCTACTATTTCTTCTTCAGGCTCTTCTTCAGGTTTCTTTTCAGGTTCACCTTCTTTAGCCTTTAGTTTTTTAAGAGCTAGTTGAACTGCAACCCCTGAAGGGCTGTCATCTACCTCTACATCAGTTCCCATATTATACTCTATACCTCTTTGCTCTGCAAGATAAGCAAGCATTTCCATGATTACAGGCATAACTAATATACCCACATCTAAATTATGAGTGCCTTGCATAACTGCACCTTGCTGTAAAGCGTTAGCAATTGTAGTTAAAGGTAAACCCATCTCTATTACATTCATTAATTCGTTCTGTAATGTAGGTTCAGTTAATCTAGGAAGATAAAATTCTAATGTTTCTTCTACAGTTGTATACTGAGGTGGTTGCTCCCAAGGCCATCCACCTACCTCTGAGGTAAGAGACTGACCTGCAATTGGTGCATCTATAAATGCTTCGGGTAAATCAGACATCTTTTAATCCTTGTCTTGCTTTGCGTAGTTCCGCAACATACATAGCCACTCTTCTACGAGGTTCTAAATTTTCTGTATCTGTTCTGTCAGAAACATTCCTAGCTAACAAACCACCACCTTTAGTAATAGGTTTTGGTTTAACCATCTCTAAATTTTTATATGCTAATTTTGCTTCCATTTTATTTTCCTGTACTATATACCAAACAAACCACCTAATGCTGTTTTAGTTAAATCTGTAGTTAATATTTTACCAACTAAACTACCAAAACCACTTGCAGAATTTGCGTCTGCTTTAAACTCTGCAACCTCCAAAGCTTGATCTTTTTGTATTTGAGCTATTGCAACTCTAGCATATCTGTCACGTTCATTATCTGCAGATGTCCACGCCCAATGCATATTATCTTTATAAAACTGCCATAAATTATTATATGCAGTTTGTGAGTATCCTAATAAAGCTTGTGCATTTACTTCATTAGAACGGTTAACAGCTGCTGTATCTGCTGTTGCTATCTGTCTACGCCACTGTGCATTGGCTTGATCAATAACTAAACGATTTTGTGCGTTGAATTGATCACGTTGATTATTTATTTCAGTATTAAAACGTTCAATAGTATTAACCTGACCTGCATTAAATTGAGCCTGTGCATTTGCTTGTGCAGCATTAAACTGTGCAGTTTGATTTTGCATATTAGCATAAAACTGATCAACTTGATTCTGTGAAGTTGCATTAAATTGTTGTGCAGAATTAAGTGCAGCCTGATCTGTAAACAAAGACTGTATACGTTGTTGCGCCTTAAATAATTCTGTAGACTGTTTATTATTTAGGTTACTTAAATCAGCTTGCAAAAAGTTCTGTGCATTTTGTACTGCTGCCTGTTGTCTATTGTTTAAATTAGACATATCTAAATTAGCAAGCGCAGCAGCTTCAGCCAACACCATAGCCTGTGAGTTAGACAGGTTGGTAAGATTCATAGTGTTTGCAATACGTGAGTTCTCTAATGCCACCTGTTGTTCGGCAGTAAAGTTCATGTTTGCAATGTCAGCAATACGTGCTGCATTAGCCACACGTGACTGAAAGGCTTGATCAAACTCTTGACCTATAAATTTAGCACGTTGCTGTGCGGCAAGTATCTGTTTTTGTTGTCTGTTAGATAGATTTTGTGCCTCAAACCGAGCTTGTGTAGATGCATCTATCTGTGCAATAGGCAATGCAGACTCCATAGCGGCCTGTACAATAGCCTGACCTGCTATGGATGAAGCACCAAGACCTCTAGAAATCATGGCATTAGTAGCTGCTCTCATTGATCCTGCTGCCCATGCAGGTGTATTACCACCTTCAAACTGTTGTAGCAATCCTTCTAGTTGACCTGCTACTGTAGCTTGTTTACTTGGTTCTGCAGTTGCTGCCTCTAGCTCTTCAGCAAATTTAGCTGCAGTCTCCGCATTAGCTGCACCCGATATAATTTCACCGTCCTCTACTTTTCTTTGTACAGGATTAGACATTAATATCTCTTTACCTTGTGCAGCTTTTATATCTGACACAGAGCTTGTAGCTTGCTGCGCTGCATCTATCATAGATACTTGACCTATTTGTGCAGCTTGTGTCTGATCTGCTGCTGCACGAATAGCACCAGACGCCTCTATAGGCGACATCAGTGCTGCTGTTTGTGCAGTAGGTAAGATAGCTTGTTCAGTTGCTGCAATGCTTGTAGGTAAGGCAGAAGCACCAGTTACTTGTCCTGAATATGGAGATACAAGCTGACCTTTCTCAAGTTGTGTACCAACAGGAACTACAGTTGCACCTGCAGGTAATCCAGGTGTCTTAGCTAGTGCCACTTGCACTCCAGTAAGATCTTTTCCTACAAAACTAGGTTGCTGTGGTATATACTGTTGAGCAAGAGCACGTGCATCATACTGCTGTAAATCTACGGTTGTAGACTCTGGCGTACCACCATTAGCAAACTTTTGTACCATACCACCCTCTGCCATTTGTTTAGCTCTCATGGTATAGTTGTCCATCTTTTGTTTTTTATCAGGGTTATCATTTAAAAATTGATCAAAGCCACCCATGTCTTCATTATACCCAAGACTACTTGCTATACGTTGCATGGACTCTGGTTTAAATCCTCCAAACACACTAGCTGACTGCACAGGCGTTGTGGGTGGCATCATAGCTCCACCTTGATTCATAAATACAGGTCTAAATCCTGTAACTGGTGAAACTGTAGGTGGGGGTGTAGGTGCAGCAACTGGAGTAAAAGGCAATTGACCTACAGGTTGTTCACCTACTGGATAAAAACCAGATGGAATTGGTGTTGTAGGTTGACCATTTACAAATGTAATACTAGTGGTCATTCCTGTATCATTACGAAACATACGTACATCATACTGTGACGGTTGTGAAACTGTAGGTTGAGCTGTGGTAAATCCAAAAGTAGGTGCTTGTGAAGGTTGTACACCCAACATACTTGTTGTTACAGGTTTAGTAAATGTGCCTGTCATAGGGGGAACTACAACTGGTGCAGTAACACTTGGAACAGTAGGGGTAACAGGTGTAGGTATGCTTGGTGTAGTTACAACTGGTGGAGTAAAAACTGCAGATGTTGGTGGTGTAGGTGTAGGTGTGCTGGGTGCAGCAGGTGTAGGCGTAGTTCCTACATCAGGAGTTGGTGTAGGCATAGGCATAGGAGTTGGTGTAGGTGCAGGTGTAGGAGTTGGTTTAGGAGCACTAGGTGCAGGTATATTTGCCTGTCCTGTTAATTTATTTAATAATTCTTGTGCTATTTCAAGATTTCCTGCAGCTTGTGCTGCTTTAATAGCAGCTATTTGTTGTTCAAAGTCTGCAGGTAAGGGTGCAGCAACTGCAGCCCCAACATCTTTTATTGATAACAAATTATTATTTGCATATGTATTTGCTTCTACTTCTAGTTCTTCTTTTGTTTTACCTTTTTGTGCAGAAAGAATTGAAGCATGTAAATCTGCTCCTTGTTTAACTACTGCAGCTTCTACACTAAATGGGTCAGATGATTTAGAAGATATACCTACTACAAATTTATTATAGTCATCTCTACTATTTATATTTACACCTGTACTTTTAGCATAGTTTAAATTAGCTTCAGCTATACCTTGTTGAACATTAACAATATCACCATTAGGAAAATATATAATAGCCATACCGTTTCCCAATGAGGATAATCTCATTATGGGAGCACCTGCCTCTTTTGCAGCATTTTCACCGTTCAACATATTTGTAGGTACAGCATCTGTAGGAGAAGTATCCGATATAGGTGCAGGGATTGGTCCTTCATATTTTAAAGGCGTTATACCATCTGGCATCATGTATATACCGTTTTTTATAGTAACGCCTTCAAGAGCAGGACTACCTTCATTAAAAGCTTTATCTATATCGGGATTACTACCTACTGCTATAGTTGAACCTGTTATATTATCTGCAGGAGCAGGAGCAGGATCTGGTGTTGGAGCAGGAGCAGGATCTGGTGTTGGAGCAGGAGCAGGATCTGGTGTTGGGGTAGGAGCAGGTGTATAATCCACACCTAGTGCATGTCTTTCTTCAAATGTGTCACCTGCTTCATGGTCATAGACTTTACCTGCAGAACTTAAAAGAGTTCCGTCACCTCGGTCTTCCCAACCAAACTTGTCCATAAGTACTTTTTCTACATTACTTAGTTCTGCCATATCTTATTCCTTATTTACCCATTGTCATCCACACTGCACCTGCAATAAATGTTAGCAGTGCGACAGTGGTTACTTTTACTATTGTTGACCAAACAGATTTACGTGTATCTCTCCATGCCTCTAAAAGACTACGCATTTCTATGATATCTTTAGCTGCGTCATCATCAAGTAACCCGATAGAGCGTAGTGCCTCTTTAGCACCACGTCTAGCTGCGTTGTCTAGCATCTCTTCTAGATCTTCAGGGGTAAGTTTGATGTCACTCATCTACATTCTCTAGTGATTTAGATAGCATACTTATAAATGCTTCTCGTCCTACGCTTAGTTGATCAACGTTAAACTTAGCACTTTTTAATTTACGATCTAAGTCTTGTATATGGTTCAACATACTTCTTTGTTGATCTGTTAAGTCTTCTGCAAAATATTCTTTATTATTAACAATTACTGGGGTCTTTTTATCTTTTCCCATTTTAGTTCTCCTTTGTGTTATCCTCCAATTGAGGCGTGTTTGTTAAAGATGTTTTATCTAATATGTTAAAACCACGACTGTTTGCAAAGTCACTTGGGCAGTGTGCCCACTTGTCTGCTAGTTTTTCTAACCATGTTATAGTATGATGATGCTCTGGAGCTTTGCCCTCTTTCATCAATTCGTTTTCCCACTGAAGGTACGCATATACTTCAGCTTGTGCTTGCGCTGCAGGAATACCTAGATCAAATAAATAGATCATGTTACCTTCGTCAATGACACCACCTCTAGGTCTTGCACTGTTGAGTGCTTGCTTCATGCAGGTCATAATGTGATACTTGATTTCTTCTAGCTCGTAGTCTTCTTCTGTTAATTCCTCTTTACCTATCTTTTCCATCAGGTTGTCGTACTGGTTCGTAAAGAAGTTTAGTTTACGTACTGCACCCTCAACATAACCACGAGAGCTTGCAGCCTGTGCTTGCTTCTCATTTATCTTAATCTCTAGCATCTCTTGCTCTAGGGGGTCTGTTTCTTCTAATAGCTTACGTTCTAGCTTCTTTAGTTTTACTTCATCCTTCTTCATCTTAAAGTAAGATTCTTGTAGTGCAGCCTTAGTTTTATCTATCTCAGCTAAACTGTGCTTGATAGAACGTATAGGTGTAATAGCTGTAACGTCTAATGTTACACTCATCATCTGTGAGTGAGACTTGTAGAAGTTGCTTGATGCTTGTCGTATAGCAGGAGCATGTTCTTTGATGTTAGCCAACATAGATTTGTATTCAGGCTTTGACATTGGTAGCTGAATGTCTATGTCTTGTGTGACCAGTTGTGTCTGATCCTCGTTATAAGTTTTTGATAAGTCTTTTAACATCTTAATCCTTTGTGTTATGATACTGCTGCTATAGCATAGAATATGTAGTCACCATTAGTAAGACTAGAAGTAGTAGCAAATCCACCTGAGTAAGGATCTATTATATCTGCATTTGTAACTTGTGCTGCATCTGAATTTAAAAGATTATACGGATCATTACCTGCAACAATACCGCTAGCATAATCAAATAAATACCAGTCACCTGAACTATCTGTTCTTTTAAGTATTACTAATGAAGGAGTGTTTCCTGAAAAACCACACGCTACATTTGTAGCTCCACTTTGAGTGAATGAACCAACCTTGGATACACCTGCTAGGGTAGCGAACAGGTAGGCTATTGGTGAATTTGCAGGGTTTGACACAAGACTAACATTTAAGTCGGTGGCTGTTGTACTTGCCATATAATTAGTGCTGCCTGATGTAGCATTATTACTATCTATCGTTAAAACACCTGTTGTTGCGCTGTTGTATACATACCAAGAATCTGAAATATCTCTGTATTTCAAAATAACTAGATCTGGTTTGACCCCTAGATTATGCTTGACTGAACTAAGGCTTCCTGATGCCCCTGTCCATGCAACTACATCAAAAAAACCTCTGGCTCTTTTCCACATCCAAGCAGAAAAAACAGGATTTGCAGAAAATGGATCCCACGCCCCATTCATATAATCCCAATTAAAAGCAGAGTTACTACTTTCTGCATCGGCTGAGTTTAGTTTTACTCGGTTCGTACCTACCAATCTAGCATTAGTTAACCAATCTTGAGTGGCTGTAGATTGTCTAGAAAAAATAAAATCAGTAACAAAACCTGATATAAAAGCAGGACCAGTACCTGAACTTGATTGCACAGTGTCAATAGCAAACACATCAGAAGCTGCAGTTGGGGTTTGCATACCACCACGTCTAATTGCCATGTAGATGTATGTGCCGTTGTTCTCATTATATGCAGTAGCAGACGATGCTAACTTAAAGCCAGTTGGGGTTACTTCAATAAAATCAAAACCATCATCGCCATTCTCTAAATTAGGATATAAACGTACATCATTTCCTCCAGTAACTAATCCTCTCATGGTATCAACTATATTCCATTGACTTGTGCTGTCTATTCTTTTTTGAAAAATAAATTGAGGCTCAAAGCCAAGGTTTATAGTTGGTCCATTATCAGCTCCATTACCAGTATAACTCCCACACTTAATTATATCCTGATCTCCAGATTCACCAAACCCACCGTCATCATCGTTGTGTGCAAAAATGTAGGCAATGTAATTTACTCCACTATCATTTGCAGAATAAGAGGGATTTCCTGCTTTAGAAAGCGTAATAGTACTACCAGAAACGTGATCTACGCCATTTGCTAAATTAGCCTCTGCACCAGTGTTATTTAATCTTAGTATTTTACCAGTAGAAGCAGACCTATGATAAACTTGCCAATCTTCAGTTTCATTTAAACCTTTTATTAAAACCATACCAACATTACCACCTATATTGTGAGATAATGTTCTTGTACTTTCTCCATCTCCTGACCATGTTTGAATATCAAAAAACTTAGGGGCTTTGCGAAATGTCCAAGAGACATATTCAGTAGATCCAGTACCATAATTTATTGAGTGATTGTTTCCTACTGTAAAGCCATTTGCATTAAATTCAAATAAAGATGAAAAACCGCCATATTGTGGAAATTGCTGACTTGTTCGTAAATACTTATCATCACCTCTAACAGTATCAAATAAAATATGATTAGGAAGACCTGCTCCGTCACCTGGGTCTGTTCTGCCTTTAAGCCAAACCAAACCGCCTTCGTTACTAAGGTCAATGCCGTTGGTTATCGTTTGTTCAGACCCTGTTCCAGTATACAAATAAGTTTGAAACAAATTATCAACAAAAGAAGCAGGGTTAACGTTACCTGTAGTAGGCCAATTACCACCTTTGATAAGATCTAATGCTTCATTGATATCCCACACACCTGATGCTGCACTGTTTTGAAAAGCTCCATCAGGTACTACTTTACTAGCAGATATAACATTAGCTGTGAAGTCTCTAGTTGTCATTAAGCTATACCTCCATGTGCAGAAGATGTTGCAGCAGAAAATCTACGGCCTTCAACTCCATTTCCAAAATCTGTGGCATTGCCTGTTGAGGCTATTGTAACAGATTCTATAGTATCTATATAATAGTTTTCTCCTGCTTCTCTACCATTTAGAAACAAGCCTTGCGTTTTATTTGCTGTGGCAGTAAGCGCATATCTAGCAGCAGTTAAATCACCAAAGTCTGTTGTATTTCCTGTTGAAGCTATGGTTATGTACTGAATTACATTTGAAGCACTAGAAGGTATACCACCTCCAAATAGTCCTCTTGTAGAACCTGCACATGCAGAAAGTTGTTGAGTAGCTGCAACTAAGTTACCAAAATCTGTAACATTACCTGTGCTACCTATTGTTACATATTCCATTACATCTAAATTAGAACCAGAGTTTCCACCACCAATTACAGCCCTAGTTGCACTAGCTAATCCTGACACATAGTTTTTAGATGCACTTGCATCTCCAAAGTCTTGTGCGTTACCTGTGGAAGCTATTGTTACGTAATCTATTACGTCACTGTTTGCACTACCTGTATTTCCACATGCTGTAAGACTACGTGTTGAACTTGATGCTCCTGCTGCACTTCCCCTAGCTACTGTTAAGTCTCCAAAGTCAGCAGTCGTACCTGCACTAGCTATAGTAACATATTGTATTACATTATGCCCACTGCCACTAGGATTACCACCAGAAAATAAACCTCTAGTTGAAGAGCCTGATCCTGCAGGTTCTCTTGCACCAACTCCTACATCACCCCAGTCAGTTGCATTTCCACCACTACCAAAATTTACTGTATCTATTGTGGCAGAGTCATTTGTTGCAGATGTTGTACCCATGCCAAAAACAGCAATGTCTGGAGGACTAGGCCAATCTGAAGCATACTGTATCTGTGTTGTGAGTGACCACACGCCATTATAGTTAGGCATTACTGAAGTCCTCCACTAGCATTGCAAGAAGCATTTACTGCATACCTCGCTACAGTAAGATCACCAAAGTCTTGTGCGTTACCAGTGGATGCTATTGTAATATAGTCCATAGTATTTGTTACAGGGCCTCCTAATCCACCCCCAAAAATGCCTCTTGTATTTGTGCTTGCACCATCAAAATAATGTCTTGCTACAGTAAGATCACCAAAGTCAGTCGCATTGCCTGTGGAGGCTATAGTAATATAGTCTAAAGTATTTTGAGCACTGCTAGTATAACCACCACCAAAAACACCTCTAGTTGAAGAGTTTACTGCACCATTACCATATCTAGCTTGTGTTAAATCACCAAAGTCGGTTGCATTGCCTGTGGAGGCTATTGTGACATAATCCATCATGTTTGAATTGCCTCCTGCATCATAGCCACCCCCAAAAACAGCTCTGGTTGGGCTTGCAACACCTCCTGAAGCATAAGCAGTTGCTACTGTTCTATCTCCAAAATCTGTGGAATTACCTGTAGAAGCTATAGTAACATATTCAATAACATTTGAATAACTAGGAATAAGACCACCTGCAACTAATCCTCTGGTTGCATTAGAAGCACCAGAACCATTTCCAGTAGCAGCGAGTAAATCACCAAAATCTGTAGCGTTTCCAAGAGTTGCATATGTAAAATATTCAATTATGTTTACATAACCACCGCCTGATGGTGCGCCCCCTCCTACAACACTTCTTGTTGTCGATCCAAAAGCTCCTGAAATATAATGACGAGAATTACTTAAATTACCAAAATCTGTAGCGTTTCCAAGGGTTGCTGGAGTAATATAATCAACTGTATCTAAAGAATTTCCTGTTGTTATTTCTAGACCACCGTAGAATAAAGCTCTAGAGGCAGCAGGACTAAAACTAGAACTAGCTTCACTAGGGGCAGATGTACCGTAAGCGTTAATAGCCCACACTTTAGCGGTGTAAGACGTACCATTAGATAAACTACTTACAACAATAGGAGAAGATGTGCCTGTGTTAGAACCTGCACTATAGTTATCACCACTTGAAGAAACCTGTGCAACAAACCCTGTAATAGCAGATGTACCTGTATCAGTAGGTGCAGTAAATGCTACACTTACCTGTGCATCACTTGCAGTAGGTGTAACATCTGTAGGTGGATCAGGTGCATCTAATCCATCAGTGCCTATAAAACCACCGTTGTATCTGGGCATTACTAATTACCTTTAGTCTACTAGAAGTTCGTAACTAACCAAGTATGTTAGATCACTGTTAGCAGAAGCTGTAACAGCGAGTAGATCTGTTTCGTCTAAATAAAATCCATTGTCTTTACCTACAACAACTAGAGTTGCATCAGCAGGTACAGATATTGTATTAGCTATCTTAACATAGTTTGATCCGTTATCTACACTTACCTCAACGGTAATGTCAGCAGCATTTGTACCATCTATGTTTGATATCATTAGTGTGTTTATTTTTGCACAGTTTTCTGCAGGTACATCAACGATGTCTGCTCTACTTGTTGTAACTGCACCAACTGCTACCTTTGGAGTAATAGTTGCTACATTAATTATATTTGGGGTTGCCATTTGCTTTTACCTTTCTATCCAAATACTATTGCCATAGCAATGGCAAATCCTTTAGTGGCAGCACTACCTGCAGCGTAAGTTTTTACGTCTGATGCAGGAATAGTTTTCATTGTGCCATTATCATTTACTATAAAACCGTCAGCATCTGCTAACGTTATTGAACTACCAACAGAGGTATCACCATCTAGTAAATTTAATTCCGATGCAGTTGCTGTAGCACCGTCAAGTATATTTAACTCTGCAGCAGTAGAAGTTACAGCAGTTCCGTTTATTGCTAGTTTATCTGTGACAACATTGAACGTACCATTGTCTTCAATCCTAGCTACCTCTGTTCCATCTCTTTGTTGAAAGATAAGATCTTTAGCATCTACAACAGGTCTGATAATTACATCACTAGAAGAGTTAGTGATTCTAAGTACCTCAGTTCCACCGTCTTGAAACTTAAAGTCACCACCGTCTGCATCAAGTATTATATCACCTGCAACGTCTACTGTCAAGTCTCCTGATGATAAATCTATTTCTGTTCCGTCAATAGTAATATTATCTACAACTACACCTGCGTTGGCTGTAACTACACCACCAACAGCTAGAGTAGATGCCATGTCAACAGCACCATCAATATCAACAACATCTAAGTTAGCTGTGCCGTCTACATCAATGTCACCACTAATATCTAAAGATGCAGCAATAAGTTGATCTACCTGTAAGTCTTCGTGATTAGAACCTAACTTTAACTCAAACTTTGGACCTGTAGTGTTATAGGTAAATGTAGCATCGTCACCACTACCACCCTCTATTGTAATACCTGCACCGTTGACTACGGCAGATGTGCTGTTGTTACTATCAAGAACAATATTATGATCGTTAAGAGTTACAGTGGTAGAGTTTACTGTAGTGGTTGTACCTGATACAGTTAAGTTACCTTCTATTGTTACGTTAGCACCACTAAATGTCATAGCAGATGTAGTGCCTGATTTTATAACAAGTTCTCCACTGCTGTTAGTGAGTCCACCATAAGTTGTGCCACCGTCTTTTAACAGAACGTCTGCACCATCAGCGTCAAGAGTAATATCTCCTGCAGAGTCTAGAGTTATTGTAGAGCCTGTTATATTTGTTATTACAGGATCTGTAAGTGTTTTATTTGTTAGGGTATCTGTCGTAGTCTTACCCACTAAAGTATCTGTGGTAGCAGGTAATGTTAGTGTTATGTTTCCACTAAATGCTGAGTGAGCAGGAGCTTGTAGTTGAGCATAGTGTGCGTTAGAAGCCTCACAGTAAAATCTAACATATGATTGTGCTCCAGAGTTTTTAATAGAAATAGCACCTGACTGCATATCAATACCGTTAGAACCATCTATTCTAACAACACCTGAACCATTTGGTGTTATAGCAATATTACCATTAGATGCAGAAACAATACCGTTACCATTAACATCTAAGTCACCACCTAATTGTGGAGTGCTGTCTTCTACTACGTTAGAGATAGCAACACCACCAACAGCAAGACCTGATACTATTGTACTACGTGTAATCTTTTTAAGACCACCACCAGATGTATCTACAGCAAGAAACACGTCATCGTTAGCTACAGTACTAATCTCAGATAAATCACCTACAGCCGTAGGATTAAAGTTTGTACCATCTGCAATAAGAAGATGTCCTGAGGTATTTGTACCCATAGTTAGATCATCACCACTGATAGTGAGATCACCTGCAAGTGTAAGGTTTCTTATACCTGTATAATCTTTATTAGCATCTAGTATAACAGCTTTAGAGTTAATAGCTGTACCTGTTCCTGTAGAACCTAAGTCAAGAGCGTTGAGTTCACCTACAACTGCTGTAATACCATCTAAAGTATTTATTTCTGCAGTAGTAGCAGTAACACCATCCATGATGTTAAGTTCAGCAGCAGTTGCACTTATAGCTGTGCCGTTAAAGTTTATTGCATCTGCGTGAAGTGTACCATCAAAAAAACCATCCTTAAACTCAAAGGAGCTAGAACCTAAGTCTACATCGTCATCTGTTGTAGGAAGTATTGATCCGTTGTTAAACGTAACCTGTGTCTCACCACCTGCAGTAACTGTAATTACATCAGAGCCACTGAAAGCTATACTTGTGTTTGAATCTGCGTCACCTGAAATACTATCTAGTTGTACAGCACCTACGTTAGATAAAGCAGCATCGCCAAAGTCTACAGCACCTGCAACGGTAAGAGTTCCTGATACATCTACATTACCATTTATATCAACAGTGGTAGCAGCAATTTGTATCTCTGTATCTGCAACAAGATCAAGTTGACCATCAGCACTAGAGTTTATAAATATAGCTGTGTCACGAAACTGTATCTTTTCGTCAGATGCTATTAAAATATCATCAGAAAACTCAAAGTAGTCTTCATCCTCCATCCATTTTAATTCACCGTCATTAGTCTCGCCATCAAAGGTTACAGTAATATCTGAACCTGCTGTGGCATCACCTATGGTAATACTTGTACCTAATAGTTTAGTAATAGGCCCACCCTCTGCAGCCGTACCATCGTGAGTGTGTCCTGTGCTTGCTGCAAACGCAGCTAAGAGTTGATCATATTCATTGTTGAACAGATCGGCAGTAATAACATCACCGTCTGTAAAACTAGATTGTCTCGTGTATGTATTACCCATCTAACGTCTTGCTCCTACTTGATATTCTAATTGAAACCCTTTTAGGGAATATGGTGCTGTTTCGCCACCATCTTTAATTCTTAATGCAACAGAAAAACCTGATCCTTCTACTGACTGTCTTACAAGTGGTTGTGAAGGTCCACCAAAAACAAATTGTACTGCACTTCCGCTAGTGCTAAAAGTAGCTGAACCAAATAATGCAGCTACGTCTGAAGTATCTAATGCATAAGGAGCAGGTCTTGCTGAGTCTGTAGATTCGTTATCATATAACACTAACAAATCTGCATCAATAGCTGACTCAGGTTTGTAATTAAGGATAACTCTTTGCATGTGTTTTCTAACACCAGTATCTCCAAAACTTAAATCTGGACTTCTATATCTTCCTAGTATTGATGTTCCATCAAAGGTATTACCTCTTTCCTGTCTGTGTACAAAACCTGAAAAATCACCATGTAAAACTCTAACATCTCCATCAACAACTAAAGTATCTGTAGCTGAAGGTTTTACCCCTCGTATTTCAGAAAACTCAAATTTATCTGCTCTTCTAACACAAATAATACCTTGCGTTATTTTTTCACCTTGACCTACTTTTGAAAAGAATATTCTATATTGTGTTTTGTCTGGTATAACTACACTTTCAAATACTGTAGAGTCTTTAATGTTAGCATCAAAAATAGATTGTACATTTTGTGTAATAGCACCAAGAGCCGTATCACCAATCCTTGCAGTAGCAGCAACAGTCCTGAGTCCATCAGGTCCAAGAAATAATAAGTCACCTGCAAATTCTTGTATAGTGTCTTTATTTACACAACCAATATCTCTAGTAACTGGTTGTATAGCAAAGTCACTAAGAGTAGATCCTGTCATTTTAAATATTCTGTTTTCACAAAATATAAATAAAGAATCCCTAAATACTTTTAGTCCAACAATATTATCATCTACTTTAATAGTTCCTGCACCGTCAGCAGATTGAAAACCATCCTCATCAAAAGGTTCACTAAATACTAAAGTTTGTGGTGTGCTAGACTTACCTGCATAAAACATATGGTTTTTAAAAACTACAACTATAGAAGAACCTTCTACAGAACTTTCACTGACATCTGTTGCTGATAAAGAAGAGTTAAATATAGTTGGAGCATTTGCACCATCAACAACTATGATCTTTTCATTACCGTCAAAATTGTATCTTTCAAAACTATATTTGTCTGCATTAGTTCTACCAGTATCTCTTTCAGTCCAAGACTCTGAAACAGCATCGTCAACAGCGTGATCAGCAGCAGTTGTACTTGATGTAGCACGAGTTACACCTGTAAAAGCACTTGCAGTAACACCAGTGTATGTAAATAACTCATCATTAATTTGCAGTGTACCACTAGAAGAAAAACCTGTTGTTGAGTCTACATTTAAAGTTCCAGATCCTGTCATACCTGTACCAGATGTAACTTTATTTGTAAGTTCAGTAGAGGCAGAACTAAATATTTTTTCACCTCTAGCTGCTATTACTTTATCTGCAAAGTTAGCAACCATTAGTATTCTTTCACCAGAACTAGATGTTTGAGGCACTTGCTGGTTTACATATTTACGAAAACCATTTATTCTTCTATAGCCACCTTCAATATCAGGCTCAAAGTTTTCTAACTCTAATGCTTCACCAGGTTGCATTAAAAATGTAGAACGATTTAAAACTAAACCACCTTCACAGTTAAATGCTGCAGGTTGTGCTTGAGATAGATCTGGCATTATGAAACAACTCCACCCATAAAGTTAGCTGAACCTCTAGGAGCAATAATAACTGTAGATCGTACATACTCATATTTGTTAATAAGTAAGCTTTGCATATTTTTAATACCTTGTTCAAATCTTGCAAAGTTTAATTGATATTGTTGTGTTTCACCTCTATACTGATAAACAAAAGCAGCAGCACCATCTACAATTACAGGTGCAAATCTGTCTGGAATACTTGTAGTATCACCATGTGCAGACAAATCAGATGTAAATGTAAAATAATCAAATATAAGTGTGTATTGTTTATCAGGATAAGGATACAATAAATAATTATTATCTGGTGTTCTAACTATGTTTCTAGGAATACCACCACCATCAAACTGTGTTACTGTAGTACCATTTGCTATTGCTGCTGCTGTGGTGCTATTTGCACCTCTAGTACATCCTGTAAAATCATTACCTGATATACCTGTATAAGTTATTTGCTCTCCACCTATATGTAAAGTTCCTGTTGAACTAAAATCCGTTGTAGATGCAACAGTTATTGTTGTTACAGATGCAGATAATCCATCTGTTGCATTAATAGTTGTTGACGCAACATCGTCTTCTTCATTAGGATAACCTTTTTGTATATATTCATTATAATTAAGAATTACTAAATTATTTCCTGCTGCACTAACATCACTATCTTTTTTAATTCTAGCAGTAGCATAGTCAATTGATTTAGCATCTGTAGGTGCAGTATATCTACATACACCTGGAGTTAATGTAGATGTATTCTGTGCATGATTAAAAGAGTAACCAAACTCTCTTTGATTTATATAACGTATAGCCTCATTAACAGCATTTTGACATTGCACTTGAACTCCCCTAGCACTAGTAAAGTTAGTAGAAGTAAGTGTTACTTCATTCATGCGTGTAATTACATCGTTAGTTAATGAGAGAAATGTCAAAGCCATAATATTTCCTTAAATGTAATAAAGGGGCTACTATTTTATTAGCAGCCCCTAAAGTTTATGCTAGTAGATCACGATCTACTTCAGTTGGTGCTACACGTCCTCTGACACCTGTGTCAATGCAACATGCAATAACACGTAAGATACCAGATGTAACATCTGCAGAAGAAGCAATTAATTTAACATCAATTGTATCTGTAGTTGTTACGTGTGCTGTAAACGTATCTGCTGCTGCAGTGTTTACCACCATAGTTTGACCATTTGTTCCACCTGCTAAAAAACCTGTAGAACTAACGTCACCACCATCAACAATATCATCACCTGCTGCAAAATCAATATCTACAGTTGGAGATGATCCATTAAAAGCAGTCTCAACTTCAGCACCTGCAAACAATACTAATGTATTAGCAGGAATTTCTAGAAGTTGAAAGATATCCCCATCTGCACAGGAATATCCGTCTTCAACCATTTTAGCAATGTCAAGACGTGCTTCACGCATGTACATTCCCATTGCTTGATGGCGTGAGGTTGCTGCTGCGATGCTATTAGAATCTACACCAACAGTAGCTTTTGAGGTCATGTCATAAGTAGCCATAGTTTAATCCTCCCTTACGCTGCGTTATATTTGGCAGTTGTGATTGCTTCTGGACGAAGAATCTTTCTACCGTATAGATGCATACCACGAACAATGTCAGCAAAGCTGTCAGGATCACGATATGTTTCTGTCTTATTAATCTGCTCTGCAGTTGCAACAGCAGATTCGTGTCCTGCAACAATCACACCAAAGTTTGAGTTTTGGTTTGCAGAACCTGAAGTTCCTGAACCTGTACCTACATGAGGAAGGTTTGAAGAAACATACATTCTGAAACCATGCATATTGTTTAGCACTAGACCATTGCGTAAAGCACCTGATTCACCGTAATCCGCATTTAAGTATCGAGAATCCTCATCTGCTAAAATTTCCATGAATACTGGATCTACTACTAGCCATCTACCTTGTGAATCAACTTGCTGCTGATCCAACAAACGTTTCATACGATTTATAATCATCGCAGGGGAAACAGTTGCTGTTGGTAAAGCAGTTGCACCTGGTAGACGTGCTGCTACAGGAATTGAATGATCTCCTGCAGAACTTGTTGTAATATTACCAAAGTCACCTTTCTTCAATTTCATTGAAGTAAGAAGCTCGTCTGAACCTGCGCTTGCTACAGCTTTTGTACCATTTACTTGGTCATTTACTGTATCAGCATCAGTGTGTAATGCAGACTGTTTAAACCCTGATAAATAACCAAGTACTTCTTGGTCATATTGATCAGATAGACGATATGCAGCACGATTGCTTGCAAGGTCCATAAAGTTTACATGACTATGGGCTTCTTCTATATCGTCCATTTTAAAAGCATAATAATTTGCTTTATCAATAACGAGTGAAAAATCCTCATCGTCAAGGTCTTGTGCATTAACCTGTGTTCCACGAGCATACTCGCTCACAGAAATTTCTGGTTCTTTGATAATTTTAACTGTATCACCTTGGGCAGAAATCTCCCCAAAATAATCAGAGTTAGTTATGTCTCCTACTACGGTAGCTTTGCGAAATGCAAGTTGTACCTGTTTGGAGTAGATTACTGGCGAGAAATTACCATTAGGTAAATTGCCGTAACCTGCTGCTGATTGAAAAGCCATAATAGTTCCTCCTATAAAGTTTAGGCTTAAATGTAAGCTAAACATTATCACATAGAGGCTGTACATTTTCTAGGGTGCATATTATTATTAGTTGGCCTACTAATAATTTTATGGGCCTATACTTATACAGGTAGGTCTTACGTATTGTTTAGTCTATCGAATGATATAATTTATTACTAGGTAGGCATAAATGCGGCTAATAATAATCATATCTATAGTTATACCATATTATTTTTATTTGTCAATGGTATATTATCGAGCAGAACCAGACATATCATAAATAAATTTGCCAGTTCTTATAGCTTCCATAATTTTATCGGAAGCTTTCTCGTATTGTTGCGGTGTCATTTTCGCAATCTGTGATTCTGTAAATGTACCTTCTTTACCATCTACGTTAGGTTCATCACGACTACTACGACTATTTACTGATAGTGCAGCATCTTTAGTACTTACAGATTTTTTTGTAGTGATATTCATATCTGCTTTATATAGGTCAATTGCCCTACTTGCAGAACGAGCATCAGTATCATTTTTATATAGTGCCTCTTGAACCCACTTAGGCTGTTCTTCAACCCAGTTATGGAAATCATCACTATCTCTTATTTCACCAAAATCAGGATGAGCTTTCATAAGTTCTACTTCTGCTTTTTCTCTTGCAGCCGCAGTTTTCATCTCATCTATTTCTTTTTTAGTATCTTCAAGTCCTTGGGCTTCTTCACGTGCTTTTTTAATTGCAATTGTTTCTACAATAGCCGCTACATCAGGATACTTTTTTGACCAAGCTTCAATATCTTCATCTGATTTTGGTAGTTTAATCTCACTTCTAGTAGACTCTGCTAACTGCTCCTCTAATGCTTTAATACGATTTTCATATTCTTTTTCTTTTGTTTGTTGATGTCGCCTTAAATCACCATAACGTTTTTTAAAACTTTTTTCTTCAGCATTAACAGGTTCAGCTTCTTGTGCTTCTACCTCTTCTGTATTTTCTTTATTAGCACTTTCTTTTTCTTCAAGTAACTCTTTTAGTTCTTTTTCGTCTTGCTCTATGCGATTTGAGTTAGCACTTTTTCTGTCTACAAATGCAACCTTTTTAGGAGTGGTTACTTCTCCCTCTACAGTAGTAGTATTCATTATAGTTCTTTCTTTCTAGGGCCACCGTAGCCATGTTGGATGGGGGATGGGTAGCTAGTCAAATTGGTGGATAATTATTTTTTACGGCTTGCAAGTCCACCTTCTTTAAAGCCTGTGACTTTACCTGTTTCTTTAAATTGTTTAAGTTTCTTTTTTGTAAAGTCCTCATTTTGTTTTTGCTGTTTTTCCCTTTGTTCTTTTTGATATTTTTTACGTTTTTTTCTTGCCTCTAAAGCTGCTTTTTCTGCTGCTTCTCTTTGATTTTCTATGAAATCTTCTTTAGCTTTTTTGTGTAAATCTTCTTGTATAGCAGACATAGTATCTAAGTCAAATTCAGATTTAGGTCTATTTGTTCCTGAAACCATATCAGTTTGAACCTGTGGAGATTTATCTGATCTAAAAAATCCTCCTAAATCTATTCCTTCTTTTATATCTGGAAATCCAAAACGATCTGATTGTTCTTGATATGGGTCATCACCACTTATTCCGCTAGGAAATGCAGCTTTAGTTTGTGTGCCTAAAGCTTTTACCTCGCCACTAGTAATCTTAGCTTTTTTACTTTTTTTAGAACCAAACATTTCTTCTGCTTGTGCTTTGTCAAACTTAGATAAACCACTAACTGATTTACCTTCTGCGTAGTCTTTCATTTTATTTAATCTATTATTAGTTATTTCATAGTGTTCTGCAACTCTTGCGTTACCAGATTTAACTGCATTGTCATATGCTTTTGCTTCATTATCTGTTAACAGATTTTCAGCACCTGATACTGTAGATAACGGAGAATCTGAAGGATCATATAAACGGTCATATGTTTCTGATGTTTCATCAATTCCAGTAAATAAACCAGATAACGAACCTTTTAGATTTTCAAGAAAACCTGCTTCTATTTCAGGTATTTCAATTCCTTGTTCAGTCATTAGTTTTTCTAATTGTTTACCATATAATTGAGTGAAACCTCTTCCTACAAGACCTGCAGGGTTTAGTATTCCTAAAGCTGTCATTAGTGCTTTTGTTTTTTCATTTTCTATATATAAATTTACAAGGTCTTTTTCTGCTTCTTTTTTATTGCCTTTGTTAAATTTATCTTTTATATCTTTTAGTTTATTGCCACCTTGATCTCTTACCATATCTTCTAAACGTCTTTTAGTAGCACTAGTATCTTCTCTAACCATAGTAGTTTCGACAGAGGTACTTAATAAATCGTCAGTAGCTGCATCCTCTGCTGATTCATAATCTTTGAGAGGTATAAATCCATCTGGAATAGGAGTTACAGGTGAACCATTCATAAAATTAAAAGTTCTACGTTCTCCTGTTTCAGGATTAATATATTCTCTAGACTCAAAAACTTGATCAGCAGTTTTAAAGAAATCATCATCTGTTGTTCCTGAAGGTGTTGCAGGTGCTGCAGGTGCAGGAGAGCTAGGTGTATTTGGTGTAAAATCTGGAATTGGTTGACCTACAAATGTAGGAATAAAACCACCTGCAGGTGCAGGTGTTGGTGTTGGAGGAGTTACAGAACTTGGAGGCACAGCAGGTGCAGCAGGTAATGTTTGACCTTGATATATAGAAGGTTGACTGTTACCCATACCTGTAGCAAACATACCTTGATTAGCATATACCATTCCACCACCATACATTTCTCTTGGTTCAGCTTCTTCTGGCCTACCAAGAATAACAAGATCAGCAGGTCCAAACGGTAGATCATCAGGCATAGTAGCCTCTTCACTATTACCCATCTGCCCCATAGCTTCCATTTGTTTAAGACCCATTTTAGCTTCTTGTCGTTGTTGCATTAGTTTTTCTAAACCAATAAAACGTGTTACATCAGCAGGAAAAACAAACTCACCTTCACTTAACATAGCAGGTATATCATCACGTACTTCTTTTTTAGTAGATCCAATAGGCACTTCATTACCAGATACAGGGTCTACAGAACCACCCTCATCTTTTAAACCACCCTCGTTAAATAGTTCCATTTGTTCTTCATACATTTTTTAGTACCTCATCTCTTAATAATTTAAGTCTACGTAATTGATATATTGCACCTTGTGCTCTATGCATTACAATAGCATTGTCTGTTTGTTCCATTATTCGATGTTGATCGTTTATTAAAGTATCAAGATACTCTTCAAAATTATGCCATTGGAGGTGGTTGTTGACCAACCCCTTGAGCTTGTTGAGGTGCTCCCTGTCCTGCATTTCCGCTAAATCCTTGTTCTTGTGGTGTTGGTGCTTGGCCTACGCCTATGTTTCCTCCACCTGCTCCCGATGTGTCCATTGGGTTTGCACCTGCAGGAGCACCTTGTTCTGCTTGTTCTGCTTGTTGTTCTGCTTGTTGATCCTGTTGAAACTGTTTCATAAGTTCAGCTTGTATTACAGCATCATTCATATTGTTAGTAACTTTGTCGGGGTCAAGATCAAGAGACTTTGCAATCTCACGAATAATATATTGAAACTTAGCAAATGGTGCAAGTGCAGGGTTAGAAGACACTTGCAAAAATTGCATAAGTCTTTGGCTACGTACTTCATTAGCCATAAGAGATTCTGTTCCACGTGCTTTAACTTCTAGATCACCTTTAATTTCAGGATCAAAGTCAAACTGCATATTAAATTGAAATAGCCCTTCTCCTAGTGGACGTAATAAATAATCATCTACATTTTTAATAACATTTTTTATTGCACCACTAGCTGCGCCCATTAGCATACTAATACCACTGGCAGTTCTACCTACACCCATAACACCTGTTTGTCCATGAGCAAAAGAAGGAAAACCTGTAGACTCATCAGCTAACACTCGTGCCTTGTCAAATAGCTGTAAGTTCTCACCTGCAACATTTGGAAACTTAGTACCAAAGATAGCTTGCCCTGGAGCACCACCTTGTCTTCTAAATATCTTTCCTGGATATACTGATAAGTCTTGACCTGGAACTAAATTAGTTTCATCTACCTCTATTAATAAATTACCAGATAACACAGCATTATCTACAGCCATTCTCATAAAACCATTCATTAGAAGTTGAGTATCTTCCATATTTTCTGCGATACCTATACCAAAAAATGAATATGGATTTAATTCATAGGGTGCTGCCATGTAAGGTATTTTAGCAGGTTTAAATGGATTAAGAACCATACGTAAAAGTTTACCATTGCAAATCCATATGTTTGCTTGTAGTTCATCCATTTTTGTTAATTCTTTTGGTATGTCTACGCCTTGTTCTTGCAACATTTCTACATCACACATACCCCAATATTCAAATACTTCAAATCTTTCTACACCATATTCAGGTGCATAATCTTCTAAATCATTTTCCCAGTATTCTTTACTATAATTTTCTCCAAGAGCAATCGCTTCATCAATTACTGCTGAACGAAAGTATGGACGTTTTTTTAAATTACGCATTTGAGAACGAGATAATTTATGTCGTTCTATTACATACTGAGCTTCATCTATATTATTTGCATCAGGATCAGGATAAAAATTCCATACAGATACATGCGATACTTGCGGTACAGTTTTAAATGTAGGAGAGTATTCACCTGTTTCATCATTCCAACTAGGATACTCTTTGTCTATAGCAAACGGTCCTTTCATTACGCCAGTACCAAACAATGCCATTTCAAATGCAGTGCTTCGTAAATGTTTAGATGCAGAGGATTCATCAAGTTGATCTTGTATTTTCTTTTGCATTTTCTTTGCTGCTATCATAGCAGGACTAAACGTAATAGCTGTAGGTGTACTACCGACACCTTCTTTAACTCCCTCAATCGAGTCTAGTTTTTCAACTAACTCTGGGTTTAATAATTCTTCTAACGTTTTAGCCGTAGCACCTTTAGGTATCTCTCTACCGTCACCCTTAAAACCATATGGTGATGTTGGATCTTTCTTTTCATCTTCTTGTAATTCTTTAGGCAAAGCAGGATCAAAAGAGACATTTTCAACTACACCTTCTGGAAGTTCTGTGGGATCAACTGTTAATGGAAAATTATTTTTTGCAAATAATACATCTACAATTTGTCCATATGCAGCTAATGTTTTTGTTTTAGTTACCTTAATAAATACACGAGATTTTTCTGCCTCTGTAAATTGTACATCAGGTCCATATATACCACGATAATTACGATAAGCTCTCAGCCAACGTTCTTCATCTTGTTTACGATAATCTTCTGCACGATTAAATCGTTGCATAACAAATGGAATTATATTATCTGTATCTTTATCTTCTTCTGTAGAATTTTCTGTATCATCAAGAACTACTGCGTCATCCTCAATAAATACTTCATTATCTTCTGCCATTTATTTTTCCTTAATATCCAAACGTTGTATCTGCTATTCTCATACCTGTTGATGGTCTACCCATAGGATCATAATCAAATATACTAAAACGAGGTCTTGACATTATACCATATCTTAAAGCATCATACAAGTGGTCTTCTGCGTTTGTGTCAACATCTTCTGGATTCTTTTTATCTAAAGGTATTGCAGGTAACTGTGCTATTATCTCTGTACAGTTATTAAAAAATACTAGTCTAGGTTCTTCTGTAAATTCATCTACTTGTAAACGTCTATGTATTTCATTTTTTCCTGATACTCTTGATCCTTTTGATCTATCAGAGGGTCGCCATCTACATCCTCTTATAATCATTTGCTCCGCAAGGCTTGGACCTGTATCGCCACGTTTATGCCATAAAGAGCTATCCAGTACTCCATATTTAATATTCCCATCACCTACTTCTAAATCTAATACCATGTCAGCTAAATCTGTAGCAAGAACTTTACTTACATATAATTCTCTATATACTATTAATTGTTCATTTGGAGCTACTGCAAACCAAATTACACCAGATTTACTTCCATATCCATAATCGCATGCTCTAAACTTTACCCAGTTATTAGGAATATCAAAAGGTTCAATTACATGTATTTTTCTATCAAACTCTGTAAATGCTGCACCTTCTTTTATATCCCAATCACCATCTAATAATTGTCTACGCTGTTGTTCTGGTAGTGACAATAGCATTGCTTCGTAGTCACCTTGGCTAGATAGATATGGATTATCAGATAGTCTTGCAGGTATGAACCTACGTTTAAATAATGCTTTACCTGCTTTTTCGTGACCTGCAGGATATCTTAAAACTTCTCCTGTTTCTATATCTGTTGCTTCAAAAGGTTTATTATGAGGGGCAGGATCAATAAACATTTTCTTTACCCAGTGATGTCCTCTACCTCCTGGGTTAGTGGTAGCTCTCATATACACTGGCAAATCGGGTGCAGTGGACCGTAGACGAGAGCGCATGTAGTTCCATGCGAATGGTGAGGGCCATTGAGTCAACTCGTCAAAGCCTATCCAACTAAACGCTAGACCTTGGTAGCGCAGGACATCATCTTCCCTATCTAGGTAGGACATCCACAACCTCGCTCCAGAGGGCGCAGTCCACTGCATCTTTCGTTCAGACCACTTAATACCCTTCCAAATCTTAGGATACATTTCTTGTGATTTAAATATAAGTTCCCTAAGTTCTTCTGTTGTATGTCGTAGTAGTAAACCTGAAAAGTCAGGATGACCCATGTATCTCAAAGGGTCTGCTAACATTGCATAACTTTTGCCACCACCTGCAGAGCCACCATATAAAACTTCTCGTTCACCTGCAGCTAGAAAATTTGTCTGTGGACCTTCATTAGGTTTAAAAATAATGTTGTGCTGTTCTTCAACAGGAATCTTCTCAACAATACTAACTGGCTTTGTGATAGCTTTCTTCTTCGTAGGCTTTTGCACCGATACGTTTGTTTTCAATTTCTTCCGCTTTGGCGATTGCCTTTTTCGCATATTCTGCCCATCTGCGTAGGCTTCCAACTTTGTTTTTTCTTCTTCTTTCATTATCCAACCGTTTTTTAAGTCCTGCATGAGATATAGATCTACCTGTATTTCTAGATAGCCAATTGGCAACCTCACGATATGAATATTGTTTTATATATCGTTTTGCCTCTTCAAGCATATTAAGTTCATTTTCAATAGGCTGAAGTATATCTGAATCATCCTTATCTAACTCATATCCGAATGGTATTGTTCTTGATATACGTGGAATAGCAATCCATTCATTATCTTCTTTTATGTCGGTTGGTTGGGGTAACTTCCACTTTTGTAGAGGTTTAGTCATCGTCATCCATTTGTTTAGGTGGCATTAACATTACACCACCTTTTGCTTCTACTTGCATCTTTTCTGTTTTTACTAGACCTGTACGATCAAGTAGTTCTTTGGCAGCTTGCATCTTATCACGAATACCTAACTCTGTAGGATCATACAATGCACCTACCATAGACATTGCAGCTTTAGGTGCATTACGTGCCATATAGGTCTGCGTTGCGTCTAGTATTTCTTCTTTAAGTGACTTTACTATTTCAGCAGATGATGTAGCGTCAGAGTATCCTGCAAGTTTCTTTGCAGTTATAATGTCTCCACCTGCCTCATCAAACAGTACAGCTAATAGCTTTTGTTGTTTTTCTGTTAGTGCTCGTGTCATAGTTTTTGTCTTCCAAATAATAATAATATAAAGTTAAATATACCTCTACCCATTTCTGTAGGTGTTGGTAATAACCATCCTAGTAATAACAGGATCATTACCCAAGGTGGTATGTTTTGAATATTTAATTTTTCAACCATACCTGTTTCTATTTCTTTTGAAACTTCTGTAGTTACAACATCTCTACCTGCAGTAAGTTCTTCTGTTTGTTCTACGCTTACAACAGCCTGTCTGTTTTCTGCACCTATTTGTGCGTTAGAATTTACCGTAGGACCGTCTGATCCTCCTAGCGGTAGCAGAGTACTCAAACCACAACCAGATAAAAATAGAACGAGTATTAACCATCTCACTATATTACTCCTGTTTATCTGCTTTATTAAAACAATCAAACTGCAAACCTAAATATTCGTTTTCTTCATACTTTTCCCAGTTTGCTTTCTGAGCAATTATCTGACATTGTTGCTCAGTAAATAATTCTTGCATAACATACTGATTACCTGTGTATACCCACTCTTGTCCAGTGTTACCCCACATGCTTATTACTAATACAAATTCTTTCACTACATCAACTCAAAATGAGGTGCATCAATAAATGGTCTACGACCCTGTGATCTACGTAAATCTATATATGCCATCATAGCATTCTCTGCTGTTCCAGAGTATGATCTAATATCTCCTTCAGACCATGCAGCTCCCCATTTAACAGATGCTTCAGTTTCTTCTGCTGCTTGTTTAAAAGCATCACAGATATTGTCATAAAGATTTAACTCCCATGATATATCTGACCCTATATAAGCTACAACATCTACAGCATGACTAAACCCATCGTCCTGTAACAAATGTTTACTAGCCATTGTTTGTGATCGACCTGCAGCTACATTAGCTTTTTGTTCCTCCAAAGTTCTTGTACCTTGTGTAACTCCAAAGTCTACATCTGTAAGTTGAATAGCTCTTTCTACTACTGCAGTCATAGCAGGATGTACTCCCTCAAGTTTATCCATTGATTTTTGACTTAATCTAAATGTCATCTCATATCCTTTTTCATTGCTACTTTATTACCCATTGGTTTTCCTGCCATATAAGCTGTAGCTCCCATATAAGCTGCTACTACACCAGTTTGTGCTATGTAAAATAACCCTAGTAAATCTGCAAGGGCATTTACTCGTGTATCTGATAGCAAAGGTGTAAATAAAATAACTGTAAATACAATCATCATTCCCATTGCTACCCACGCCATAAACTTTTGTGATTCAGCTTTTTCTTCACGTAGCTCAACCTCAAGCATACGTTCTTTCATTGCTATTTCTTCTGCTGTAATTTTACCATCACCATCTACATCAAAGTCTATCACTAATTATACTCTCCTGTACCGTTTAGAAGTTTTAGCTGCACCTTTAGGTTGTTTAGAAAACTGTTTACCTGCAGCTTTATCTTTTCTTTTTTTAGCAGTGCTTGCAGCATACTGAGAACTAGACATTGCTTTTATTGCAGCCTCGGGCAGGTATCGTTCACCAGTAGCTTTTGGTCCTTGCGTAGAAGGTTTACCACTTTTAGTTCTCCACTTTTGTTTTGTCCAACTGTCAAGACTTCTTTGTGATTTTGCTTTAGCCATTTATTATCCATGCTATTAATATTAAAGCACCTATACCTGAAACTACTAATAAACCTGTAACTGTCCAAGTTATAATTGCTTCAATCATTTCTGCTTTACGATACTCTTGTTCTTTCTTTTGTTTACGTATTCTACCTTCAGTAGCCACTAGTTCATCCCAAACTGACGGACCATATGTAAAACTAATCCAGTCCTTTAGCTCTTGACGCATAGCCTCTGCTTTTTTTTTAGCTGTAAATATTTCTAAAGCTTCAGCCTCAACAGACTGTCCGTTTAACGCTTTCCACCAAGGAGGGTTTTTATTTTTTTGTTCTAGGTAAGCTAGATCGCTCATGCTACTAGCCCACTGGTTTAATTGACCACCCATTTCTTGAAGATCTTTTCCAAACTGGAAACCTTTCTTCAAAGCATTAAAGGCTACAGTTGCACCACCGATAATTGTAACTGGGTCCATTTTAGCCTCTAATTTTTATAGCCGCCTCCTGCAGCTTTATACGCCTTTGCAAGCATCTGAGCTTTACGTGCAGACCATTGACCTGCACCGCCACCTTTACTTCCTGCTTTTATCCTATTAAAAATATTTTTACGCAAAGTAGGTTTAGTATAGTTACCTGCTTTATTTACAGTACTACCCTTTGATAATTTAAGTGGTTTAACTTTACGTTTAGTAGTAGTTCGCTTCTTTATAGCCATATCTTATAACTCTTTTTTGTTATGCTTTTTTCTTAACTTTCTTAATAACTTTAGTTGTCCATGCCTCATTTACATCTGGAGTAGAAGGATCATCTCCTACAAGTTGACCCTTCTCATTACGAGCACGTACTTTTACTTCTTCTGTATCTTTTACAAAATCTAATACAGAAGGATCTTTAGTGTGCCATTCTCCACGAATATATTCTGCAAGAACAGCACCGTATTGATCTACTACCTTGTCACCTTCTATTTTCATCTTTTATTCCTTTTAGCTGCTCTACCTTTAGAGTAACCTTTTTTCTTCATGCCGCCACGTGCCATACCTTTTTTCTTGGTCATGCCACCTTTTTTCATAAAGCCCATTTTATTACGTACAGCTTTAGGTAATGATGCTGCACCTTTGTTTGGTGCAGGTTTTAAACCACCTTTAGAGTAGCCTTTTTTCTTCATGCCACCACGTGCCATACCTTTCTTTTTCATACCACCACGTGCCATGCCTTTTTTCTTTTTCATTGCACCGCCTCTAGCCATGCCTTTTTTCTTTTTAGGTGTACCACCTTTAGCCATGCTTCTTTTTACGCCAGAACTATCACTTTTAGTAAGTCCTAACATATCTGCTACTTCAGATTTAGTTAACCCTAATATCTTTATCATTTTATTAAAGTCTGATTTTTTTGATCCGTTTGGTTTTGATGCCATTTTTATTTCTCCTGATATAAATTATTAAATACTCTATCTGTATCCCATACATAGTCTACATCTTCTTTAGAGTTAAAGATATTTTGATTTGGTCTAAAGTCTGGAGCACCTTCACCAGTCTCAAACCAAGCAGGGTGAGTTACTCTCACTCTGTTATTGGGTAACGCAACCATGTTACCTGTATACTCACCTGCATCTAGTAACTCTAATACATGTGACTGTTTGTGTTGTGCAGGATCATCTGCTACTTCACTTTCAGTATAGTCTACAGTAAAGTAGTATTTTGCAGGATAAAACTCCCCATCTACTTTAGCTATCCAAGGGGCAGGACTTGCACGTTCCAGTTTATATACTGAGTGTGTATGAGACATACAATCCCAAGGCTGTGCTAAATAAGGTGGTAGTTCTGTAGGCCACTCTTCTAGGGGAGTATCTGCCACAAGTGCCGTAAGAGGCATTCTAGCCCACATTGCACCACCATGCACATTAGGGCTATCATCTTCATCATCTGATTCACATCCAGTAAAGATAACCTGAAAACTTAACGTTCTGTTTGGCATAGACGTTACTGCTATTACCATACAGTGCAGGAACTCACCGTGATACTCCTGCATATTTTTTGTGTATTCTCTTCTTACCCATGCTTTAAAGTAGGGTATATTACTTTGTAGATACGCCATTCTTTTTATGTTTCCTCCGCAAGTCTGCTTTAGCTTGTTTAAAGACATTTGCTATAGATGTCTTACCCATAACTTTAGCACGTTGTTCAGCTACTGTCAATATCTGAATCTTTCTTGCATAAGGTTTTTTTATTCTTTTTACTTTTGCTACAGTAGCTCTGGAATCAGCCATTGTAGCAAACTTAATGGATACCGTATCTTTAGGATTCTCATCCGTATATAGTCTACGTCCAGACCCTTTAGGTTTTTTACCTGTTCCTACTTTTGGGTCTTTTTGCTTTGCCATTACGAATTATACCTTTTAAAGTCTTTGCTTGACCTTGATGTGTTTTTACAGCTTTATTCAAACCTTTTATAACACCTTTTACTCTTTTTTTATTTCCTCTTGATAATGCCATTTTTTTACGCCTTACAATTACAATTTGGACCACAATGTTTATTTAGAATAGCACAACCTATTCTTTTTAAATAACGCCCTAACCATTTTATTATTTTCATAGTGAAACTCCTGTTTTAACATTTATACACTGTGGTCTTGCTAGATAACCTCTACTCTGAAAATACCTAGCTACAATTAATGCTTCATCAAAACATGACTCTTCTGTAGGAAAAGTTGCTTCTGTTTTTGGAAATACTTCACAAGATATTGCTGCAGGTGTACTGCAGAGAAGCACAAATGCAATCCACATTAGATATCAACAATTACCATTGCAGCAGCTAGGCTTACCCATATTGATACAATGAAAAGTTCTAATTTATTTAATTTACATTTCATTTATCTAAATAGACCACCTTTACGCATATCTGTATGAACTGCTTTCATTAGACCACCACTATTCTTTTTTAACTTTGCAAAATCTGGAATAGGCAATGGTTTTACTTTTTTCTTACGACCTGCTGAAGCTCTTGCTTTTCCCATCATAACTTCTGCTGTATCTTTTTTATCTATAGCTTTCATAATATCGTCATACTGAGATTGCGTAATTTTATTTGCTCGTAGATCTTTACCTGCTTTTACAATAGCATCTGCACGAGACATACTTGTGTAAGATGACATCATACCTAGACCTTCTTTTTTATTACGTTGTGTAGTGCCTATTGTTCTTACTTTACCAAAACCTGCTCTAGCACGTTCTTCTGCAGACTGTCTTCTTTTAGCAGGATCTTTTGGTGCATCTTTTTTAGCAGGTGTCTCTGCTCTTTTACGTAGAACTTCTTTTTGATCTGCTATTGCACTTCTAAGAGTTTTCTTTCTAGTGGTCTTCTGAGCAGTGTCTAAACTTTTTAATGCATCTATTTCTTTTACCATAGTGCTTTGTAAACTTGTTAAAGATTGAGGTGTAGGAGCATCTTTAATACGCTTCCTCTGTGCTGCTGTCAGGTTTCCACCTGCACTTTGAACACGACTGTCAGCAGGTTTCTTTGCTTTATCTGCTGCTCTTTCTCTTGTGGTCTGTTTAAATGCAGGACCACCAGAGGGTTTTGAGGCAGGTGCATTTCTTTTTACTTTACTTTGTGCACTTAATTTTTCTTCTACATCTTTTCTTAAAGCACGTTTAGCTTTAAATTTAGGTTTTGGGTCAGCTTTTTTTGCTGCCTTTGCAACTTTTCTTGCTAATCTTATTACCATTTTAGTATTCCTTAATAATTAACATTTCCAACGCCTACGTGCTTGACGTAGTCTTGAGTTAGGATTTTTAGCTGCTTTGGGAAACTTTTTCATTTGCCCTGCACTTCTAGCACAAAAAGACTTTCTACGAGCAGCAGCCTTACTACCTTTTTTTACTTTACCTGTGACAGCAGTTTTTAGTTTAGATCCTGGGTTGTCTCTACGATATTTAGCTACACCTTTGGCTGTCATACCTGCTCCCTGCTTTGTGGGGCGTTTATGACCGCCTTTAATAGTGTGTCCTTTCATAGAGCCTTTTTTACTAGCCATCAGTCCAACCTTCCATACGCATTGCCCACTCTACATGCTCTAACGTAAAAGGTCTACCGTAGTGAGCCTGTACAGCTTCACGTACATAGAATACATCACTGTGGGGTATGTGCAAATCTTCAATGTTACCGTCAAGTACATGTTTATAAAACTCATCAAGAACATTGTCAGTATATAGTTTTACTGATTTTTTACCCATTGTCAAGAACTTTCTGCAATTTATTACAAAAAATATTAATTGCACTACTCACTTATAGTGTAACATTTAAGTGTATCTTAGTTAAGTATAATTATATTTAAGATATATAATCTTTAAGTGTAATCACTTTAAGTGAGTCTTAGTTTAGTTATATATAGTTTTACACATTTTACAGCCTGTGTCAACCCCCAATCGTAAAAAAACATATTTTCTGTAACCAAGTTGTGTGTATACCACTATGTATGCAATGTGGTTAACACTCATTTTTCCTGATCTGTGTAGATATACATACATATATACGCACACCCCCCGTCTGCCCCCTGCCTACCCTGCTGCTCACTACGCAATTACGTGCATTATGCAATGCCATGACGTATGGTGACTAGGAATCATCTGACACATTCCACCATTCCCAGAGGAATGTATTTGTATTCAGTGACTTAGTTGTCTACAACAACTGTTATACAATCAGTTGCCACTATAAATAGTGTAAGAAGGGCTGACATATCACAACAAGGTTGTGTTGCAATGCCGATGCTTATTTTTACCCTACCCCTATTGGGGTAACTGTCCGATGTCGGACACTTGGAACAAACAGAGAACTTGAACCTCGTGTGAGTTTGGCGCATGTACTTCAGAACACTGAAGGTGTTCTTGCAGTCACCTGTGAAACGGCAAGCGCAGAGGATCACGTGAAGCAGCAACTCAAACTTATACTATCTTCTATACGTTTTTAGTGATAATATATATCTCACTTTAGGGTGAGAGATATATATTCTCACATAAAAACTGAAGATAGATAAAGGAGGCCACCATGGCAAAATCAGTTTCAATCAGCAAGTCAACTAAAGAAGGAACTTCTTTGGACACTCTAGTAAAAGAAGGCAAAGCCTTATACTCAATCTGGAGACAGACTAACAGTCTGAAAGACTCAACAAAAGCCAAGGGCTTTGATACAAGGCTTGGTAAACTCTTACAAGAGTTGAAAGCTCAGTCACCACTAGATAGTGGTCAAATCAGCAGACAAACTTTGGCAACATATCATGTTGACAAGATTGACAGAAGAAGAAGAGCAGAAGCTCTTTGGTTCGTTGAAAACGAAACTGAGTGTCGTGACTTTATGAAATCCTCAAAGAAAGGATTCACTTCACTTTCTGCTTTACAGAAAGCAATGGCTAAAGCTTCTAAAGAAGCCAAGGCAAACAGCGAAGCTGAAGCTACTACTGAGGAACCTTCTAAAGAAGAAGTGTCCGATGTCGGACAGTCTAAGTCAAAACCATCTAAAGATGATATCGTGAAAAGTATCATCAAAGCTTGTCAATACTCTGGTATTGATTTACTTGACATTGCTGAAGCATTGATGGAAATTGATACAGTCAGCGAAGCTGAAGAAGCGGAAACAAAGGTAGCAGCGTAAGCTGTTACCACTTTAAACGGAGTTTAACAATGCAAGATTATTCTTATTTCAGTGATTTACACAAAGACGTCTATGGCTTTAGGCCACGTAACATTCAGCCTACTGCTGAATTGATGGACTATTTACAGTCTGAACTTGATCGTCAGATCAAGGAAGAACGTGAAGAACGTCAAAGAGAAATTGACATATGTATGTCAGTCGGGGCAGTGGACGAAGAACAAGCTTTGCATTGGATAGATCAAGCTGAGTATTCAGCTTATTGGGGATAGTATGAAATACATACAAATGAATAACAGGCGTTACAATACGTCATCTATGCGACTAGTCGAAAGACTAGAAGAAGCGACTAGACCTATTAGTCGTAAGGAAGAATTGCAGCGTAAGCTGTTTCAAGAAAAGATGAAACGGTATGGTTCTAACAGTGTCAAGGACACTGGGTGGTATGTTGTCGAATAACAACTTTAATAGTCTCATAGTTATATAACACTTGAAATATATATGAAAGTGTTATATAACATATGTAGACATTAACACTATAACTGAAACAGTCCGATGTCGGACACTTTAAACGGAGTTTATTATGCAAGTTGAAAAAAATTCTAGAGACTTTGTGTTTGAATTAATAAGCAGAACATACGAGAGCCATGAGAGCATGTTAAAAATGTGCCTAAAGTATATGTCAACGGATGACGTAACAGATATGTTGGCATACAACGAATGTTTAGGTGGTTGGACTGAAGAATATTTAGAAGAATTTGGAATAAGGAATGTATAATGATACATAAAATCGAACATGTAGATGATGGCTTTGTGAGAGTTTACAAAGCATCTGTTATCAATGGCAATATCAATTCGATGGTATTACCTACACGTCAAGGTGAACTTGAGTACTGGGAAGATAGTGGTACTTTAGTGCAAGATGCCTTTCCACACTTTACATCAGAGCAACGTGAGTTTCTCATATCTGGACTTACACCTGATGAATGGAATGAATTGTTTTCGGAGGAAGCATAATGTCTGTAAGACAAATATTAAAAGTTTATCGTTCAGCTACGGCTGATGAAATTGATTACGGCATGAAATGGTACGCCATTGCCAAGCGTGACAGCACTAAGGTAGCCAAGGAATTTGGTATCAGTGTAAACACTGTTGTCGGTGTCGTTGCTGCACTATCCCCTTTGATGAATTGGAATGTCAATATCAAGTCTGCACGTATTCTAATTGAGTGCTTTGTCAATGGTGGTGCTATGGACGATGTAATCTTGTCTGGCTATCCACAGAACAAGCTAAAGGCTTGGGAAATGCTTGAACAAAAAATGGTTCGCAAGAAAACTATCATGGCTAAACTCAATGGTCAAAAGACTACAGCGTTCTTTGCTAATATTCTTGGCTCTGACGTTGTGACTGTAGACGGTCATGCCAAGAACATACATGATGGACTACGTAGGGTTCTCAAGAACAACAACGTAGGTGTCAAGGAATACCGCATCATTGCTGATGCATACTACAAAGCTGCTGACAAGGTGGGTATTAAAGGTTATCAAATGCAAGCTATCACTTGGGTAGCATGGCGCAGACAACATAACATAGCGAGGTAAAGTTATGATGGACGATTTATTTAACAACGTTAATGTATGGCACAAAGGTAGAAAAATATCTATTGCACAACATTATGATTGCCCTAGTTCTAGGCTCAATGGCGAAGCTGCCATGCAAGAGGTAGGCATCGTACCTGATGACGGTGATTGGGGCAACATGACCATTGAAAAGTTTGGTTCAACCCTGACGCATTTAATACAAGTATTGGAAGGAATACGAGATGAAATTGACCAAGAGGTACATAACAAATCCAGTGGCGAAAGCGTTGCTTGAGCAGCGCAAAGCGCCACAGGTAGTGCCACCAAAGAAAGGCACAAAACGCAAGCCTAGCAAGAAGGAGAAGTACAATGCGTTACGAGATGCAAAACTTTATTAAGTTTAGCAAGTCGAAGAAAGTGTCCGACATCGGACAGAAACAAAAACGTGATAAGCATAAGCTTGATCGTAAGCTTGCACGTAAACAAAAACAAGTAACACGTAAATTAGCAAACTGAAAAGGAGAAAACTATGTTTGTATTATTCGCTACTAAATCCCTTAACGATGGCACAAAAGGCTTTCGTTTCAACTTTCTAGGACAGAAAGGATTGCTACGTAAACGTAGTAAAAAGTCTCGTGGCTTTTCACTATTCAATCGTGACAAGTGTATGACCGCCCATCATGTAGGCAAATACAGTCTGTATGTTGAGCATAACTATAACCGAAACACAGAACGTAAGTTCTGGCATTTCGCTGGTTAATGATGGTAATACGCCATAAGAGTAAGTACATTGTGTACAGTGATGATGGGCATGTGCTCGTCATCACACGATACAAGAACGTAGCTAGACAAATTATTGAGGATTATAAAAATGATAAAAGTAGAAGTATACTTCAACCTACATAAACGTGTATTTTCTATTCGTTCCTGTAGGACTGGACGTGTTATACATCATGCAAAAGATGTGAATATTGTGAACCCAAAGTTTGTGGTTCGTGAAGGTGGCAGACAGCGTGTACTACGTGAGCGTAAGAAGAATGTTCATGCCTTTGTTCGTGGTAATCTCACTACCTTTAAAGATAGTCCAAGTCATCTTGCAGATACCATTGGATATAATCCATACAAGTATGACAGCTTTGTAAATGTCACAGATGAAGTACCTGTGTACAAAGCATTTCGTGCATGGTTAAATGTGGATGATAATAATGTACCAACAATACAAGCAGAAGGAGTACAATAATGACAGATAAAAAAGTAAAGACAGAGCTAACACGTGAAGAGGTAGTAGAACTACTAGGTCTGTATCACGTTATAGATGAGATAGTTACAGACTTTGGGGAGATGTTTGACACTGATCTTGGTAAGGTGCGTAAGCTACAAGAGATGTCTTGGACACTAAAGAACCTATTTGACTTTAGACCAAGGACAGGTGATGATGGTTATCCAGAGCACTATCGTCCATACGTTATGCCTGACGATGACAGGGCGTGGTATCACATACCAGAGGAAGACCAATGATAGTACGAGGCTATGAAATAGTTGTCGAGATTGATGGTGTCAAAAGTCAGATCAATCTTGATGACTTGTACCCATCAATCAAGGACTGGCACACTGCCTCTGAGTTCGCAATGAACATGGCACGTCAAGCTAATCCTGACGCTGTGAACATCAGCTTTATTGAGTGTGGTGAGTACGAACTTGAAGGGTACGAACATATACCCTATATACATGAAGCACCATTTCAAGTGCAATGAAAGGAGAAAGTTATGGAAGCTAAAATAAAACTAACTAAGACCATGCTCGACAAGAGCATAATAGATGCCAACAAATCTGTGCGAGAGTTCCTAATCTACGCAACACTAGGTTCATATGATGAGTTGGATGCAGGTGATAAGGTGTCAGTGCCTTCAGTATATGAGGACAATACCCCTACGACTGTCACATTTTACAAAGCCAAAGGCAGAGGTGACAAACGTATTAGCATCAAGAACTTGCGTAAGTTTGCGGAAGAGGGAGACACTGTGAAGCTACGTAATGAGGTTGTGTTACTTGGAAATATGACCTATGACATACGTGTAGTAGTGTATAAAGATGATGATGACCAACAAGGAGAAACCGTTGCCGCCTGATGATCCACATGATGACTGGGGCAACCACCCAATACCAAAGGAGAAACCAAATGCCTAAGTTTAAAGTTAATTACATTGAGTGCGGAGAGCCAACATCATTTATGCTTGAAGCAACAAATGAGTCCGATGCCTTTGATGAGATGTTTGATATGTCAAGTCAAGGTGAGCTTGGTGTAACCGAAGAGTCAGACCCTTGGATAGAGGAGATAGAAGATGAATAGATACTATGTAGAGTTTAATCTTGAAGAAGCTTTATACTTATATGTAATGGCATATAGTGAACAGCATGTAAAAGATATGTTCCCAGATTACGATATAGTCGCAATAGATCAAGCAGATTAAGGAGACGCTAACATGAATAGATTTCTAATAAGCTATACACCCGAATGGATTGCATGGGAACTGTGTGACAAACACATAGTCAAGATGCCATTGGAAGAGGCACAGATGTTGTGTACTGCTGTATGGCAACATGCACCTGAGTATGCAGAGAAACATGACCTATACAAACCAGTGCATCAGAAGCACCCATGTACAATATGGGCAGCTAAAACTCGTGCCAACTATAACTATGCCCTTTCCTTGTTTGACTACATGCAAGCTGAGTACAGGTACAGGTATGGCAAGACTGGTGCATGGAACAGGCATTACTTTGCCTTGCAAGATGCAGCACAGTACATACCTGAAGGTGACATAACACCACACCCTGAGTGTTTCAGTGAGCATACTGACCTCAAGAGTGGTGAGAACTGGCCTATTGATAGCTACCGTAAGTTCTACATGACCAAGCAGCGTAGGTTCAGTATGAAGTGGACTAACCGTCCAGTACCATCATGGTTTCGTTTTGAAAAGGAGGCAGCGTAATGACAAATGTACGTATGACATGGGGCAAGTTGTTTGCCAAAGTATCTGGTCATTTTCTTATACAAGAACTACCAGACAGTTGGGAAGAGTTTGACTCAGGTGAATTAGAAGAATGGTTTGTTGAGTGCGCTTGGGAACCATTTGAGAACTATGACTGGGAAGAAGTATACTTCATGGTCAGAAATTTAACAGATGAAATATGGAAAATATATGGAGATGACAAATGATGTATGTATTAATATGGATGCAGTTGTTCAGTACACAGACAGTAGAGCACTACCAGTTAGGTAGCTACGCCACACTGGAAGAGTGCCAGATTGAACTGAGCAAAGCAGCTAAGATGATAACACACAAGTCAGAGACAGTGGCTTGTCTAGAGGTAGAGGTGCAACAGTGATACTGTATAGGTCTAGCAAAGGTCAGTGGGTAGGTACTCAGCGTGACGCTCAGAGATATTTCCCTAGAGATTGGGAGCAAGTTGAAGTGCCTGTGTCTAAGGTGCAGCTTATAGAGTTCTTGAACGTCCACAAGGTAGGTGCTACACAGGTTGAACAACAACAGCCTGTGATGACTGCTTTGTTAGATAACATCGATCCAGAGGCTTACAGTTGGGTGTCATGGGCATATGAAACCCTATCAAGGGGAGACAAAGCAGAGGCACTCAAGATGCTTGAGAGAGGTCTGAGCAAACAGAAGGAGATACAGCGATGATTGCTGAGATGCTTACATGTATAGCACTCAACGTGTACTATGAGGCACGTAGTGAGCCATTGGAAGGACAGTATGCGGTAGCTCATGTCGTGCTCAATCGTGTTGCAAATGACAGGTTTCCTGATGACGCATGTTCTGTGGTGTATCAGGGTCTAGAAAAAGGTATAGGTAGATGCCAGTTTAGTTGGTACTGTGACGGTAAGTCAGACAGACCGACAGAAAGAAGAGCATGGTTAAACTCTCAGCTTGTAGCACACAAGGTGGTGCATGGGTATGTCAAGGACAATACCGATGGGTCTATCTACTACCACGCAAATTATGTTCGCCCCTTCTGGAGCAAGCACTACGACCACACTGTGACTTTAGGGTCACACATATTTTACAAATAGCTTATCGTTACTAGTATAGGGAAACGGTATGTGATACAACTAATTATCAGTTGCCAATATAACAAATGAAAAGGAGAATTTATATGAACTTTGAAGTACCAACACACTTAGACTTTGATGTAGCCTTTGAACCAACAAAGATGCACGACAAGAAATACGTTATAAATCAAGAAACTGGCGATTACCTTGGTATCGTGGGTGAAGGATTCAAGTGTGCATCACACGGTGATTTCTATCGTAATATGTATGACACAATTACAGAGGAGTTAACAGATGGTGACGCTGAAAGTGCCAATTACAGGTGGTCAACTGCACGTAATGGTGCATGGTCAATGCTTGACATCACTTTCCCTGACATGCAAGTACCCATCGTGACTGAGAAGATGGATAGTAGTATAGGCAATCGTATCATTGCTTTGCATGGTGTCGATGGATCATGCAGTAACCAAGTATACTTTGGTGCTATTGATTTCTACTGCACGAATGGTATGATAACTGGTGACTACGACAAGGTACGTAGAAAGAATACCTCTGGGTTCTCATTACATAGCTTCATAGGTGAGCTACAACGAGCACGTACTGACTTCTATACAGAAGCAGCTAAGATGCAAGTGTGGGCTGAGACTTCCACAAAGTACGTTGACGTTAAGTCATTGCTTGACGAGATGATCAAGTCTGATCGCAAGGCAGAGAAGATGTACCAATTGTATCTACATGAGGCATCACAACGTGGTCACAACAAGTGGGCATTGTACTCAGCGTTTACTAATTACGCTTCCTATGCCGATGAACGTAATGGTTTCAACCTACGTAACACTGGCAATGACACACAGGCTATCAGCATGTGGTCACGTGAGCAAGAGGTATCCAAGTGGATATCAGATAAGAAGTTCATACAGTTGGAAGCTGCTTAATGGTAGCACTGCCTAGATTTGTACAGAAACGAGTGTCACTTTCGGGTGACACATCGTATCGCTTCAACCCACCACAGAAACTTGTCAACGCAGGTGTTGTGTCACGTGAAGAATTAGGTAATGATCTACGTGTAAGTAAACAGCTTGCAAAGGAGTTAAACAAACAGATAGACGATTGGAGAGAGGAACAGGCAAAGGTAGTGAACATCAAGCCAAGTGGCAAGGTTACTGACCTGATAAACTTTTACTATTCTTCTAATGATTTCAATATGTTACGTGAGTCCACAAAGATCGACTACCGATATTTCCTCACCATATTACATCAGACAATGGGGTGTAGGAAATACAAGGATGTCACACCTAAGATTGCCAAGGCAGCGTATGAGGAATGGGTGTCACGTGGTGTCAGCTTTGCTAACCATACGGCTACCTGTGCCAGTAGGGTGTACAACTATGCCATACAGATGGAACACGCAGAACAGAACCCATTTACCAAGATCAAACGCAAGAGAAATCAGCAGCGTAAGGTTGTCTGGACACATGGTGAAGTCAACAAGTTTCTTGACGTGGCGTACAGTGACTTTGAGTATCGCAACTTAGGGTTGATTGTACACATGGCATACGAGTGGTGTCAGAGGCTTGGAGACATGCGTAATCTTACATGGGATTGCCTTGACCTCAAGAACCAACAGCTATCTCTGGAGCAAAGCAAGCGTAGAGCACAGGTGTTTCTGCCTATCAGTGACAACCTCAACGCCATGCTGTTAGAGCAGAAAGCTGACTTTGGTTTTCAACAGTGGGTAGCACCACATCCAAAGCCAAGGTCAGGTAAGTTTGAGCCGTATGCTATGGAGAGACTGTCCAAGGTTGGACGTAAGGTAATGAGACTGGCTAAACTGTCAGAGGAACTACGCCTTATGGACATACGTAGGACTGGTGTAACAGAGATGGTAGACAAGGGTGTGCCTTTGCCACAGATTATGGCGGTGACTGGGCATACACATGTGTCTTCTGTGAAACCATATATGAAACATACATACGAAAGTGCAAACAACGCCTTGACACAACGTGATACATATATTAAGTGAGGTATTATGAATATAAAACAATATATAAGTGATTTAGATATTAGTAATGGTGATACTAAACGTACTAACTGCCCTGTTTGTGGTGGAGTTAAGACGTTCACCGCTACTAATAACATGGGTCAACTTATGTGGAATTGTTACAAGGCAGGTTGTAGTGTGTCTGGTGGGTCACGTGTGCATCTAACTACAGATGACATACGTAACTCACTGGGTAGCATTGCACAAGAAACAGAAGCATTACCCTTTCAGAAACCTGAGTGGATAGTCAAGAGCTACATTCAAATCAAAGATTTCTGCTACAAGTGGAGATTGTGGTCTGTGGAACAAGACTTGTTGTATGATGTAAAAGAAGATCGTGTCGTATTTCCTGTAGTTCATAACAACATCATGGTGGACGCTACAGGTAGAGCACTAGGAAAAAAGTTACCTAAGTGGAAAAGATATGGAAAAAATCCCTTGCCTTATGTGCATGGATGTGGTAAAACGGCAGTAGTCGTTGAGGACTGTGTGAGTGCAGCTATTGTAGGTGCGACAGACGGTTCTGGATGCTCGGAGAGTGGCGTATATGTCGGGGTAGCAGTGTTGGGTACGTCACTCTCTGAGGTACATAAGAGGTACTTATCACAGTTCGATACGATTATCATTGCACTTGACCCCGATGCACTACCAAAGACGCTGCAATTTGCAAAAGAGTTACGTGGGTATGCCAACAAGGTAAAAGTATTACGCTTGACGGATGACCTAAAATATCGTAATCCTACCGACATAAAAAACTTAAACACACTAGGAGAAACATAAATGGAATTATCATTAGTACGAAGTCTGATGGACAGAGAGTTCTACGATGATCATCGTGGTGCTAAATGCCCTGACAGATTATTCAGTAAAGATGTACGCAAGATCAAGCAAGCCATTGACAAGGCTATGGATAGGTATGAGCGTACAGTTACACCAGATGAGATTGAGGCATTGTTCATGTCAAACAATCCCACACTTACAACGGCACAGAAACAGGCGTATGGTTCTTTGTTCAACCAGATTAAACGTGAGTCACCTATGGGTGGTGACGTGGCACAAGAGGTGCTATCCAAACTGTTCCAACAAGTAGTGGGTGAGGATATTGCCAACCTTGGCTTTGATTATGTCAACGGTGATAGGAATAGCCTTGAACCACTACGTGATTTGCTTGAGCGTTATGCAGATGACTTCACACCTGATCTACGTATTGAGTGGGATGACATCAGTATCGAAACTCTACTTGCAAAGAATGATCTGGAGTCACAGTGGACATTTAACATCCCTAGCTTGACACGTAAGGTAGAGGGCGTAAATGCAGGACATCTAGTTGAGATAGGTGCTAGACCTAATACAGGTAAGACCTCATTCCATGCCTCTCTTATTGCCTCTCCCAATGGGTTTGCCCATCAGGGTGCAAAGTGTGTCATTCTATGTAACGAGGAAGCCTATCATCGTGTAGGTGCTAGGTATCTTACAGCAGCCACAGGTATGACAGTGCATGAGGTAAAGAACAATCCTGCCAGAGCACGTGATGCTTACAATGCGGTCAACAAAAACATCAAGATCAAAGATGCATCTGATCGTGATATGGCATGGGTTGAGTCGGTATGCAAATCGTACAAGCCTGACATTGTGGTGCTTGACATGGGTGACAAGTTTGCCAGAACAGGTGGCTTTGCTAGACCTGACGAGGCACTGAAAGCTAATGCTATCTATGCTCGACAGATTGCCAAGGCACACAATTGCGCTATCTTTTATATGTCTCAGCTATCTGCTGACGCAGAGGGCAAGGTGTTACTCAACCAGTCCATGATGGAAGGCTCACGTACAGGTAAGGCAGCAGAGGCTGACCTCATGGTATTGATTGCCAAGAACCCTGTAGTGGACGGACAAGAGGAAGAGGACACACAACGTCACTTGAATGTTGTTAAGAATAAACTAAGTGGATGGCATGGTGTTGTCCATTGTGAATTTGACTACAAGACAGCGAGGTACTTAGTATGAAATGGATACCAGAATTTTGTTTAAGCCACTGGCTACTGAGAGTGCCGTTGGCTATTGTGTTTATACAACAGGGCGCATCAAAACTACCTGTAACATTAGAGGACGCAAGCTCCTTTGACCTACCTTATATTGTATGGTGGTTCGCTGCGTATGGAGAGCTAGGCTCAGGTATTGGATTATTGTTTGGTGGACTACTAGTCAACTGGATTTTTGATACCCTTACACGCTTCAGTGGTATCGTAATGTGTTGTATAATGACAGGTGTGATATGGATAGGTGA